CGCATCAAGGAGTACAAGTAATGAGACACCTGCGCGTACACGGCACTCCTGAGAAGTGGAGCGCCAAACTAGTAGAGGAGTACGACACTGACGACAAGCACCACAAGCAAGCAATCAGTAACTTGATACAAAACCTAACTGAACTAGCAGTGGTACGCAACTACTACATTGACCCCAATACCATGATGAAACTGTATGACCAACACATGAGTTACCAAGAAGGAGAACTGAAATGAAAGATATAGATAAAGCCTACACAACGTACGAGTCGCCCGAAGAGGAGTCGCATGACCCTTGGGAGTTCCTTGGGCAACAAGTTAAGGGGTTGATCGCGCTTGCTATTTTTGTAGCAGGGTTATGGATGCTAGTTGCAGCGGTGGTGCTGAAATGAACATCATTGAACTAGCAAAACAAGCGGGATTTGCAGACTCTGCTGGAGTTGTTCACGCCGCTTATCAACTTGAAGCCTTTGCCGACTTGGTAGCAGCGCATGAGCGTGATGCCATTATGAAGTCAATAGAAGAACTGCGCCCAGTAGAGGACAACCCCCTACTGCAAAATAAACCCGCTGTTTTTTGGATTGAAAATTTTAGGCAGATCGTTTACGCAAGGGGTGAAGTATGACAGGCTACGAATCAAAACGCGCAGCAGCGCAGGCCAAGCTGGCACAACCAGCGCAGGAGCCTGTGGCGTGGCTATGTAAACCTGACGAAAACGGTATGTTTAGTTTACCGACAGCAGACAAAGCTTGCGAAGACTGTTTCCCTGTTTACACCGCCCCACTACAGCGCCCTTGGGTTGGGTTGACGGATGAGGAGCGAGATGCAATTACTAGCAAAGTAGACAGGGCGGTAAACGCCATGACACAGCCAGCGCAAAAGCCTGTGGCGTGGATGAACAACAAAGATTTTGAACCAATACGAGTACGCATCATGCAAGAAGCATACGAACTTGCAGGTAATGATGCAGAAAGTTATAACGCAATCAAAGTAATGTGCGGTGATGTTCAAAGGATGTTGCCACCAAAGCGCCCTTGGGTGGGGCTGACGGAGGAGGAAGTAAATAATTTTTTAAATGCTGTCTGGCCCCGTGAAGCTACGCCAGAGGATTACATCAAAGCCATAGAAGCCAAACTCAAGGAGAAAAATTGTGGATGACGTACACGAAACGATGAAAAAAGAAACGCTAAAGCTGCAAGCAATTGCAAAGGAGGCGAAGCTAGAGTTGACGCCCGAGCTGCGTATGTTTGCATGGCTGGTTAAACACCACGCCCTGATTGATTTTTGGGAATCAGCAAAACGTCAAGTGGAGTACCAGCAAGATGTATTAGGCAAAGCACTGGAGAAGAACAGTGCATGAGAAAACCTTTGCTGCGATTAACAAACTCAAAGACATTGAGCTGGAACTACATCGGTTAAAAAATGCGCTGGAGATGGCAAACAAAGCGCTTGATGCGCAGCGCCCTTGGGTAGGGCTGACGGATGAAGAAGTGCGGCAAATGTGTGGAAGTGTGCCAAGCATGAAAGAGGTTGTTCGGGAAGCAGAAGCCAAACTCAAGGAGAAGAACACGTGATTTCAATACCCGTGGTGGTACACAACGATCACTTTAAGTGGCAGTTGGATTTGTTTTGGACACAGCACAAAAAAGTCTACGAGGATGCTGCTGAGTGGCGAGCGCTTGCGTTAGTCATTGAGCGTAACCTGCCGGACGAGAAGCCAGTGCCAACGTTGCAATGGGATATAGATGTGCCGCACTATATGTGCAAGCCGTTCTTTGAGTGCTTTGATTTGGGTTTACCCTTTGAAGGCGTTCAAGTACCGCTTAACATACAGGCAGCGCTGCACCAATCCATTGCTTTGTTTGACCCCGACGATGTGCTGGAAATCCTTGACGGAGATATGCTGCATATGCGTGAGTCACCGACGATGGATATTGGTGACAACGAGCTGTACGTAGACGACGTATACGAAGCATGGCACCTGCATTCGTTGGGGGAGAACCGTGACGTGATTGCGCGGTACTTTCAAAACGGCGGCAGGTTCTACAACGGCGGCTTTGTTCCCATCATAGGCAAGGCCAGCACGATAGCGCGTATTCTTCCTGAGTGGATTGCTGTGCACGTCGACATACTCAGGCTACCCCACGACCCCAAGCTCAAGTGGTGGGCTGGGATGTTTGCGCTGCAAGCAGCGTGTGAAAAGGCCAAGGTGCGCATGATAGCCAAAGACTTTTGCTACATCCCCGGAGTAAATACTTTGCAGCCATCGCACTACATAGCACACTACTCTGTGGATAAGAAGTTTGATAAGCGTGCGTACCCCAATGTGGACACCGCATCCTTTGACGACAACCCTTTCTACACGGCGGTGCGGGAATGGTTAGACCAACCCAAGCGTGTTTGGCATGACCTGACCGAGGAAGAGATAGAGGAAGAGGCGCTGTTCTTTGACGAGTACGATGGGTTTGTCGAAGGCGCGAAATGGGCAGCAACAAAACTTAAGGAGAAGAACATATGAGCACGCCACCCCAACACCGCATACGGATGTTATTGCAGAAGTACCATGACGGCCTGACCCTGCAAGACATATCCGACTACCTTAACATGAACTATACCAACGCAGGGCGCAGCCTGCTCAAGATGCCCGATGCCTACATCGACCGCTGGATACCCAAGGTGGGGCGGGGGCCGGGCAAGTGGAGCGCTGTGTGGTGCGTTATAGTGCCACCAGAGAACTGCCCCAAACCCTTTGGAGATGAGTAATGAACAAGAAAGACCTACCTAACTTTGCCGCATGGAGCAACAAGAACCTAGCGGACTTCTGCACCGAGGCGTACATCCGTATGCAGGAGTTGCAGGAGGAGAACGAGCACCTTAAGCTGGACGCCAAGGCTGCGCTCGAAGCTGCACGTAAAGCAATGATTGAAGGGAGCAAGTGATATGGCAACGCCCGAATCCAAAGTAAAAGCAAAGGTGCGAGTCATCCTGACAGACTTGGGGTACTACCACTTCATGCCACCGGCTAATGGATTCGGGCGTGTTGGGATACCGGACATCGTGGGATGCCGAACCGATGGCCGCTTCTTTGGCATCGAGTGCAAGGCAGGCAAGGGCAAGACAACAGCCTTGCAAGATCGTGAGCTTGCACGCATACAAGAAGCCGGGGGCATAGCCCTCGTGATTAACGAAGACAACATAATCAAACTCAAGGAGTTACTACATGGATGAAGAACCAATAGACGCACAGCGTCTAAACGAATTGATAGATGGGCTACCCGAGGAAGCCAAGCGTTACCTGCGCCTATGCATTGAAGGGGTGGTGCGCTGCTTCATGGAAGACTCTACGCAGATTGGGGTACTCATAGTAGCGGACATGCCGACGTTTGGGGTCAACATAATGTCGATGGGCATAGACGAGGAAGAGACCAACCGCTTGCTTAAAGCCGTCTTAATCAATAAGGCCGCAGACGCAGCCGCGATGAGTGTGCCCAAGGAGAAACTTAATTGAGCGCGCCGTATGACCGCATACTGACTGTTGACTTTGAAACTTATTGGAACAGCAAGACATACACGCTGTCCAAGATGACGACCGAGGAGTACATACGTGACAAGTCTTTCCGAGCGTTTGGATGCTGCTTCCACGAGTACGGCAGTGGACAACCTACTCAATGGGTTCGAGGAGACGACCTACCTGAGTACCTATCTGGCATCGACTGGGGACGAACCGCCGTGCTTGCACATAACGCCCAATTCGATGTATCCATACTCTCGTGGAAGTACGGAGTTACCCCAGCCTTCATCTTCGACACGCTATCAATGGCGCGAGCTTTACGCGGCGTGGAGGTTGGCAATTCCCTCGCGCGACTCGCAGAATTTTTTGGTCTTCCCGATAAAGGGAAAGCCGTACATTCGACGGATGGGGTGGGAGAACTGGATCCCGCTTTGGAACGAGAACTTGCAGATTACTGTAAGCATGACGTTTACCTCTGTGAAGAAATCTTCAAACGCTTAGTTGTTGGATACCCTACATCGGAGCTACGCCTTATCGACATGACGCTGAAGATGTACACCGAGCCGGTGTTGCTGCTGGACAAGCTCATGCTGGTCAACGCGATTGACGAGGAGCGCGAGATGCGCGAAGCCCTGCTCAAACGACTGAACGTGACGGACGCTGCGCTGGCAAGCAACGGCCAGTTTGCTGAGCTGCTGCGCACCCTTGGCGTGGAGCCGCCGACCAAGAAGAAAAAGCCCACGGCCAAGACACCCAATCCGGTGGGCGTTAACTTCGCCTTTGCCAAAACCGATGCCATGTTCCAAGCTATGCTCAACGGCGACAACGAGGACGTGGCTGCGCTGTGCGAGGCTAGGCTTAAGGTCAAGTCAACGACCGAGCGCACAAGGGCGCAGAGGTTCTTGGAGATCGCGCAGCGTGGCCCGCTGCCTGTGCCGCTGAGTTACTACGGCGCTCTATCAGGTCGGTGGACGGCCAGCAAGGGAAGTGCCATTAATATGCAGAACCTCAAGCGGGGGTCGTTCCTTCGCAAGGCCATCATGGCTCCTGACGGGTGTCAGTTAGTGGTGGGGGATTTGTCTCAAATCGAACCCCGCGTGCTTGCGTGGCTGGCTGACTACGATGATATGCTTGACATCTTTCGCGCAGGGGGCGACCCCTACGCTGCGTTTGGTTCGCAGATGTTTAACATCCCCGGCATGACCAAGGACACCCATCCTGACTTACGTCAGTCGGCCAAATCTGCTTTGCTGGGCTGCGGCTATGGGCTAGGCTGGGCATCGTTTGCTGCGCAGCTTATGGTTGGTTTCCTTGGCGCTCCGCCTGTGCGCTACGACAAGGAGTTTGCCCGCAAGCTGGGTGTGGATGGGGCCTACGTGGACAGGTTCCTTGAGTGGGAGGACAACGTAACCAAGATGTTGGAAATTCCCCACACTTGCACGGACAAGGAGCTGCTGATTCACTGCGTAGCGGCCAAGAAGATCATCGACATTTACCGCAGCACGGCGCATCATGTGGCCTCATTTTGGGATATGTGCAGCGGTTTAATTGACTCGGCGCTTGCCAACGGCAGGGAATTCCGGTATAAATGCGTTGTGTTTAGGAAGGGCGAGATTGAGTTGCCCAACGGCATGAAGTTGCTGTATCCTGATCTACGACAGATTAAAGATGACAAGGGTAGGAGCCAGTGGGTATACGGGCCAGACGCTACCAAACTGTATGCAGGCAAGATAACGAATAACATCGTTCAAGGTGTTGCGCGTATCGTTATGACTGACGGTATGCTTCGCGTATCAAAGCGGTATCCCATCAAGGGTACTGTGCATGACGAGCTTATTGCCGTTGTGCCTGATGCAGAGGTTGAGGACGCTAAGACTTGGGTCTTGGCGCAAATGACTATGGAGCCACGGTATATGCCGGGGATTCCGTTGAACGCTGCCGGTGGCGCGCACCGTAGATATGGGTTAGCAAAAGGATAGGAGAAGCAATGGAAGTAAAAACACAGATACCAAGACTGCTACGCATCGGGCGCAGGAAGTATTCGGTTGAAGTCGTCGAGGCCATGATAGAGAAAAACTTCATGGGTAGGGTCAACTACGACACGAAAAGCATCCACATCGGCAAGCGCAGCAACTTGACTGGCAAGCCGTACACGAAGCGTCAGATCGACAACACGTTTTGGCACGAGGTCACGCACGCAATTTTGTACGAGATGGATCACAGCCTGTACGCAAACGAGAAGTTTGTCACGGAGTTTTCTAACCGACTGGCAGACGCCATCAATACAGCGAGGTTCTGATATGCGAGGTACAGGTTACTTAAACCCGTTAGGGCTTTTGAAGATGAAGCATGAAACATCTGAAAAGACCGACAGAGCTTTGTATAGTAGAAACAAACACGTGTGCTGGCAGTGTCAAAAAGGAAAAACAAGACAAAGCGTGAACATAACAATACCGTTTGGTGTTGGTGGTTTACGAAAAGTAATTTGTCACGACTGCGCCGCTGCGGCTAAAGAAAAAAAACAGGAATCAGCATGAAAGTTATATCGTGGAGTCACAGCGCTCTTAAGGACTATGAAGGATGCCCCAAGCGGTATCAAGAGGTTAAGGTCTTGAAGAACTATCCGTTCACAGAGACCGAGGCCACGCGGTACGGCAACGAGGTACACAAAGCCATTGAGCTGTACATCCGCGATAACACGCCGATACCCGAAGCCTACGCACAGTTCCAGCCTGTAGTCGATGAGCTACTCAAGAAGCCCGGACGCAAACTAGCCGAGCAACAGATGGCGCTGACAAAGGAGCTGCAACCGTGTGACTGGCGTGCAAAGGACGTGTGGGTGCGGGGCATAGCTGATATGCTCATCCTCGACGATGACAACCTGACGGCATGGGTTGTGGACTGGAAGACCGGCTCGGACAAGTACCCCGACCGTGACCAGCTCAAGCTCATGTCGATCATGGTGTTCGCACACTACCCGCACATCCGCAAGGTCAACTCAGCGCTTTTGTTTATCGTCAAGGGCAGCATGACCAAGCACAGCATGACCTACGATCAAGCTGATGCGCACTGGTGGGATTACCGTGAACGCGCTGCACGCATCGAGCAAGCGCATGAGACAGGCGTATGGAACGCCAAGCCTTCGCCGTTATGTCCGTGGTGCCCGGCCACCACTTGTGTACACCATCCTAAACACTGAAAGGAACTGTGATGGCAACCCGTGACTACAAAAAGGAATACCAACAAGACCTCAAGACCGGCAAGTCCGGGCCGGGGTCTGACCAGCATGAGCGCCAACGTGCGCGGCGTGCGTATGACAAGAAAGGAGTCGACCGTACCGGCAAAGACATCGACCACATCAAGCCTCTGCGCAAGGGTGGCAAGTCAACACCGGGTAACCTGAGACTGCGCAGCCGCAGCGCCAATCAAGGCGACAACAAATAATTACATGAGAAGCAAATGCAAATCGTAGAAGATAAAGCCCTACTGTTTAAGACCCGCAACCCCGACAAGTACAACATCATCCCAAAGCATAAGATCGTCGCTGAATACGAAGATGGCTGCGAGATCGCTGTGTATTGGGGGCTGGACGAAGTGCGCGTGCTGCGTAACCTCGGGGTCAAGAACGTCCCATCGCCTATCACAAAGCGCTACAACTGGCCCGGCAAGTACAAGCCTATGGCGCATCAGATCGAGACGGCTGCGTTCCTCACGCTGCACCGCAAAGCGTTTGTGTTCTCGGTGCCGGGCACCGGCAAGACGCTCTCGGCGCTGTGGGCTGCTGACTACCTGATGAGCCTTGGCAAGATTCGCCGTGTGTTGATCTTGTGCCCCTTGTCGATCATGCAGTCTGCGTGGCTAGGCGACTTGAACAACAGCATCATCCATCGCTCTGCCGTTGTCGCTCACCATGCGCAGGCTAGTCGCCGTATCGAGATGGTGCAGGAGAACTACGAGTTTGTCATCGCCAACTACGATGGGCTGAACCTGATTGCCAACGAGATCAATGCCGATGGGCGCTTTGATTTGGTTATCGTCGACGAGGCCAACGCGTACAAGACCATGAGCACACGGCGCTGGAAGTCGCTCAAGTCCATACTGCGCCCCGAGACAAACCTGTGGATGATGACTGGCACACCTGCTGCGCAATCCCCTGCCGATGCGTATGGGCTGGCCAAGCTGGTCAACCCCACTGGTGTGCCGCAGTTCTTCACAGGCTGGCGCGACAAGGTTATGTACAAAGCCACGATGTACAAGTGGGTGCCCAAGGCCGGGTCGATTGATATCGTGCACGAGGCGCTCCAGCCTGCCATCCGCTTTACCAAAGAGCAGTGCCTTGACCTACCGCCAGTGGTGACGATGGTGCGCGATGTGCCGCTCACGCCGCAGCAAGCCAAGTACTACAACCTGCTCAAAGACAAGATGCTTATTGAGGCTGCGGGCGAGACGATCAGTGCGGTCAACGCCGCTGCTGGCGTGTCCAAGCTGCTGCAAATTTCGTGCGGTGCAGCCTACACAGATGACAGGGAGGTTGTTGAGTTTGACGCATCGCCTCGGCTGGCTGTGCTGGAGGAGATACTGGAGGAGACCAGCCGTAAAGTAATCATCTTCGCGCTGTTTCGCAGCACCATCAACACCATCCTCGACTACCTAGGCAAGAAGGCGATAACCGCTGAGTGCATCCACGGCGACATCCCGCCGACAAAGCGGGCTGATATCATCCGGCGCTTTCAGCACGAGCCCAACCCCCGCATCTTGGTTATGCAGCCGCAGGCTACCGCCCACGGGATTACCCTAACAGCCGCCGACACCGTGGTGTTCTACGGCCCGCTGATGAGCGTGGAGCAGTACATCCAGTGTATTGCCCGCTCTGACCGCAAGGGGCAGGACTCGGACAAGGTGACCGTGGTGCACATCCAAGGCTCGCCCATCGAGAAGAAAATGTTCAAAGCGCTTAGCTCTAAAGTCGATGACCACGGGCTATTGACTCAGCTTTTCGATACAGAAATTAAATCATGAAAGGAGTTTTGCCGTCCCAAAAAATAATGTAAACTGTCAACCCTTAGACAAATTAACAGGAGAAGTAGATGTCAGAAGAAACCATACCGCTAGACAAACTAGCCATGATCTACCGTAAGATTCGGGACAAGATCAGCGAGCTGACCAAGGAGTACGACACGCAGGTGGAGTCGCTCAAGGCCCAGCAAGATCAGATCAAGTTTGCGATGAAAGATCAAATGAAGGCGCTGGGCATCAAGTCCGTCCGCACCGACATGGGAACCGTCACCCTAACGACCAAGACCCGCTACGCTACCCAAGATTGGGACTCGTTCAAGGAGTTTGTCCTTGAGCACAGGATGGTTGACCTGCTGGAGAAGCGCATCGCGCAGACCAACATGGCGCACTTTCTTGAAGAGAACCCGACCATCGTTCCCCCCGGACTCAACTCAACCACTGAGTACGATATCACTGTAACCAAACCACGTTAACCAAGGAAAATTAAATGAGCAACTTAGCCATTTTTGGCGGCGCAGCCGTCCCCGCATTCGCTCGCAACAACGAGCTTTCTGATACCGCCAAGGCCCTGATGGGCGGCGCAGCCGGTGTAAGCACCAAGCGCATCTCAATCAAGGGCGGCGTGTTCCGCCTGCTGGCCGGAGGCAAAGAAGTCGCATCCATTGATGAGCGCCACTTGGACGTCATCGTGGTCAAGGCTGCATCCAAAGTCAGCCGCGTGTTCTACGCCAAGTCCTACGATGCAGAAGCCATCAGCGGCCCTGACTGCTGGAGCAACGATGGCGAGAAGCCTGACAACACCGCTGCCAATAAGCAAGCCGACACCTGCATGGCTTGCCCGCAGAACGTAGCCGGTTCGGGTCAAGGCAACAGCCGCGCCTGCCGCTACCAACAGCGCTTGGCTGTGGTGCTGGCCAACAACCCCGAGGGCGACGTGCTCCAGTTGACGCTGCCAGCTACGTCAGTTTTCGGTAAGGAAGAAGGCGACAAGCGTCCGTTGCAGGCTTTTGTGCGCTATTTGGCTGTCCAAAACCCCCCGATCAACCCTGAGCAGATCGTGACCCGCATGAAGTTTGACACCAAAGCGGAGAGCCCCAAGTTAGTGTTTGCCCCAGTACGTTGGTTGACCGAGGACGAGTATGCTGTGGTCAAGACGCAGGGTGAATCCGAGGAAGCCAAGCGTGCGGTTGTGATGACTGTGAGCCAAACCGATGGTGTAAAGTCTGCCCCCTTGAAGCTGGAAGGTAAACCCCTTGCTGCCCCCGCAGAGGAAGAAGCGCCAGCACCCAAGGCCAAAGCCAAAGCTGCACCTGTGGAAGCTGAGGCGGAAGCCGAGCCTGAGAAACGCAAGACCCCATCGAAGACCAACGCAGTGCCTGCGGCAAAGAGTGATTTGCAAGGCATCGTTGCCGACTGGGACGACGAGTAATTAACAAGGGGGCTTCGGCCCCCTCAAGACTATGGCCTACTCACAAAAAACTAAAGACTTAATAACGCACGCTCCGCGAACCCCCGGCAATACGCTTGGGCGCTGGGCTGTCCACCTTGAGTTTCCTGTGACCAAGATTGCCTACGCCTTGGGCGTAACGCGTCAGACGGTCTACAACTGGTTTGCTGGTAAGGAAGTTTTTGTCGCGTATCAACAGCGCGTGGAACTGCTTAACAGCATCATGTCAACATCACAAACTGCCGACGAAGCATGGAGAAGAATATGCACAGCCTACAACCTCAATCCCTAACCAACGACGAACTGGAGCGCCTGACGTACATCGCGGGCTTTAACATCCTGCCCCTTGATTGGGCCAAAGAAATGCTACGCCGCACCGATAAAGATTGGAACCCCGAACCTGCACAAAACCCTGACCAGCTTGAATTAGACCTGTCTTAACCATTTCCCAAGGATACCTATGGAACCGCTTGAGTTTCTAGCGGAGGTACTGCCGCCCCCGGGCAATGGTAGGTACTGTGTTGTTGAATTATCAAAGCGTAAGGAGCACGTTTATGTAGACACGTTGGATCAGGCGCAGACAAAGATAGACGCATGGAACAAGCAAGGGCTTGACGTTTATTTTGCGCTTGGTACCTTTGGGGATTTGGACAGCCGAGTCGCAACCAATGTGCAGATGGTTCGCTGCATTGCAGTGGACGTAGATTGCAATCACCCCAAGGATATACCTGACCCCGAAACAGGCGAGTTAAAAGCCAAGGCGTACCCATCGGCCAAGGTAGCAGCTCAAGCCATCATGCAGTTCGCCGATGAGGTGGGACTGTCGGGGCTGGGCAATCCTTGGCTGGTGGCTTCGGGCGGTGGGGTGCACGCATACTGGCCGTTCAAAGAGGCCGTGGATATCAATGAGTGGAAGCCGGTGGCCGAGGGGTTCAAGCGCTTGTGCTTTCAAAAGAAGCTGGCTATCGACCAAACGATTACGGCTGACGCCTCTCGGGTGCTGCGCGTCTTTGATACGGTCAACACCGGCGTCAAGGGTAAGAAGAAAGTCCGCGAGGTCACGCAGGTTAAATTTAAAAACGCTGGCGACCACTTTGACTTCAACGATATCCGTGCGCTGGTGGAGAAGCACTTGGTAGGTACGGCCTACGAAGTCAAGGCCCCACGCGAGGACGCGTTGCTGCTGCCGGGTACACGCCCGACCCAAGCCCCATCGAGCACGATGCTGGATATGTTTAAGAACTCGGTCACCAAGTTCGGCAATATTTACAAGGCGACCAAGGCAGGTCGAGGCTGCGAGCAACTTCGATACTACGCGGAGCACGCATCCGAAGACGGCATGGAGCCGCTGTGGCGGGCGCATTTAAGCATTGCACAGAAGTGCGAGGACGGCGAGCGGGCAGTGCTGTGGCTAACCGAGCAGCACCCCTACGACGAAGATCGGATGCGCACCAAGCTGGCCGAGATCAAGGGGCCATACCCCTGCACCAAGTTTGACTCAGAGAACCCCGGCGTGTGTACAACGTGTACACACTGGGGCAAGATCACCAATCCATTGGCGCTGGGCCGGGAAACGGCAGTAAGTACTGAGGTCAAAGAGATCGTTGTCGAGCAAGAGAACGGCCATCAGGAAAAGATTGTGCGCCCTGAGCCACCGCGTGGTTATGCGTACGGCCAGCACGGCGGGGTATTTATGGAACGCGACGATGAGGATGCGGATGGTAAAAAGACCAAGCGCCAAATCATGCTGCTGCCGTTTGACCTGTTCCCTGTTGACATACTAAACATCAAGGGCGAGCACACCATTTACATGATGGCGCTGCGTAAGACCGGCCCGCAAGAAGTGACACTGCCGCAGAGGGCGATTGTGAGTAAAGACGAGACACTTAAAAATTTGGCTGGACAAAACATCGTGGCCGCGTTTGGCGCTGGCAATGACAAGAATTTGTTTGACTATGTACGTGCGTCTGTGGAGAAGCTGAGCAGCGAGAAAGCGCCTGTTGAAGTGCCTGACCATTACGGCTGGCAACCTGACGACACGTTCCTGCACGGCGGCATGATCTACAAGGCCAACGAAAAGCCAGTGCGCATACCGCTGCCGGGGCTGGAGAACATCGTCACCAATACGCATATCACCGGCACGATGGAGAACTGGCTGAAGTTTATAAACCTGCTCGTCTCACGCAAGCTATGGGATCAACTAGCCGTCCTCTTCTTGGGCGCTGGTGCACCGCTGATGCGCTTTACTGGACTGTACGGCCTGACGGTTCACTGCTGCTCAACGGCATCGGGTACAGGCAAGTCGCTGGCGCTTGACGGTGCTGCGTCTATTTGGGGTCACCCAATGCACTACCGTACAGGATCGCAGACTTCGCCTGTTGCGATGCAGCAACGCTTGGGCATGCTACACAGCCTGCCGTTTATCAGCGACGAGATCACCACGCTGAACCATAAAGACGTGGAGTGGTACCCCGCTTTTACCATGACCGTCAGCGAGGGGCGTGGCAAGGAACGTATGGAGTCTGGTGCCAACAAGGAACGGCTGAACCTGTCTACGTGGGCGACGATAGCGCTGCTGTCTTCCAACACGCACGGCGTGGATTACATGACCGGGGTGCGTAAGTTCTCCTCCGAGGGTGAGCTGCGCCGCCAGTTGGAGTGGATCATCAACGAGAAGCAGTCTTGGACGCCCGAAGAGATTGAGATCATCAAGTCCATCCAAGACAACTATGGCGTGGCTGGGGATGTGTGGTCGCAGTACTTGGTGGACAACACCGAGGCCGTGAAGGAGATGACCAAGAAGACCGTGACGCAAATGTACAAGGTCTTCCATGCCCCCAACGACGAGCGCTTTTGGATGGCTGGGGTAGGTTGCGGAGTGACAGCGGCATTGTGTTTCGGCAGTAAGTACGCTGGCATTGTTGACGTACCAATCGAACCTATGATAGAGAGCTACCGCCGCGTTATTAACACGGTGCGCGATGCCATGACGAAGAACAAGCGCAGCGCCGAGGACGTACTCAACAGCTTCATACAGGAGCACTTTGGCAAGTTTGTCATCGTGCATTACGGCGACAAGGCTGGGCCTATGGCGCGGCTTGGAGACAGTACCGCTGTGGATAAGAACACAACCCGGGCGCAGATCATGGGCCGCATCGAACACGGCGTCTCTGTGGGGTACGTGGACTTTTACATCGAGGAGCGCGTGCTCAAGTCATACTGCTCGGGCTTTAGCTTTGGCTATGCCGAATTCAAGGCGCAGATTGAGAAGCAGTTTGTGGTGTCCTACTTAGCCAAGAAGGACTTGCTGTCCAAGACCAACGGCCCACCAATGCGTGTGTCGGTCATTAAAATCACCCGAGAGGAGGATCAGCTTGACGAAGAAGTTAAAAATCCGCTGGCCTTGGCACAGAGTTGAGCAGGGGCGGGGGTTCTTTGTCCCCTGCCTAGACACGGAGACCCTCCGCAGGGAGGGTCTTCACAAAGCTATGGAAGCTCGTGTATTTAACGCCCACGCCGTTGTGGGCGTTCATGCTGGGCGCTACGGCCTGCTGTTCTTTAGGGGCGCGCAACCGCCAATTGCCTCTCAGCGAAAGCAGTCCGCCGCGCCTGCCAGTCCGTAAGCCACGTACGTTTTTCGGCGGGAGTCATGGTCTTGGATGCCATAACCGCAGTACGTTGCTGGTTCATCGTGTTCATGGTGCTGGTAAACCCAGACGCCAATCCTGCCTTGTTGAACTCTTCGGCGTAGCGGTTTTTGTACGCCTCGGCTTTGGCGGGGTCTTTTGCCAGCAGGTCTTTGTACGTTGCCTGTACCCGAGAAATCTCGGTCATGGTTTTGTACGCCTGCTCCACGATGCCGCCTGCGTCCTCGGGCTGGAACGTGCTGCCAATAACAGGCATGCCGGAGAGTTTGGCTTCGGGGCCGGTGTTCTCTTTGCCAAAGACTAGGTGGCTTGCCATGTTCATAATAGCCAGCCCCAAGCCGCCGGTGTACCCTTGCAGCAAGTGGTCGATCTTGATTGGCGATACGTCCAGTTCTTCTCCCAAAGCATCCGCAAACGGTGATGTGCCTTGGCGTGTGCGGTAGCCCGGCTGCATAGCCTGCTCATGCTTGCTCTCAAGGTCGCGGCCTGTGTAGAAGGACTTGCCCAAGTACGCTTCAATGCCGGGGCGCAGCGCCAGCGGGATGCCAAGCGTGTCACCGCCGGGGATCATTTTCTGCGTAATTAACCGCATGCCTTCGGCGGCGTCTTCGCCTTTGCCATACAGGGCATTGACCAGCGCTTCTGGCACGGCCTTAAACAACATACCGGCTTCAAACGGAATGGGGACGCGAACAGGCTCGTCTAATCCGGGGAAACCAACAAACCAGTTGTTGTACTTCTGGTCGGGCAATGCGTTCTTGTACGCCTTGTCGTCTTGCATCATGGCTGCGTACAACATAGTGCCGCCAGCAACCAGCATGCCGCGCTGGAATATCTTCTCGCGGATTTTAAGTTTTTCGTTAAACGGCATGTTGCCGCGCAACGCTTGCACCAAGGTGTTGATACCTTGAATCTGCGAATTGATAAACGGATTGAGCGTGTTGAGTACGTGGATACTTGGGGAGATTCCGCGCTTGGTAAAGTTCATGGACTCCAGCGCCATGTAGCTCGCTTCCATATCCGACAGCCCCTGCTTGCGGTAGCTCTCGTAACGGATCTGACGCGTCATAGCGTCTGCCTTGGCGTGCAGCACGTGGGCCTTGGCCAGCAGAGTTTCCCATCCGGGCTTGCCCGACTGGACTTCACGCAGTATCTTTGACATGTCTTCGGGCAGGCCTTGGAATACCTCGCCGCCGGACAAGCCACGGCGCTCCATCAAGTTATCGCCTACGCTCTTAAACGCTGCCCCAATACTGTCAAAGTTAGAACCCGCCGTCATGGCCGAGGACAACGTATCCTTGAACAGAATCCGTCCGGCAGACACTGGGTTCGCGGTGAACATACTGCGTACTAAGCGCCCGGGAAGTCCCATGATGCGCAGCAACGAGCTGGTCTGGACGGGGATACCCTCCATGCCTTTAACCAACAGATCGGCGGGGATGTCGTTGCTGTCTTTGACCATCGCATGGTACGCCTCGCCGTCTTTCTTAAAGTTAAAGACGTTCTTGCCGGAAGCAGTGCCTTTGCCGATAACCGCCATACCAATGTCGCGTAGGTTGTAGGCCACGCCCAGCGCAGCTTGATTACGCAGGCCCATCTCCAGCAGCATATTGGCGTTACGCACAGCCGCCGTATTGAAATCCATGATGCGCTCGTTGCCGCCCACAAGCTCGTGCAGGTACGGCTGGCCTTTGATGTTACCAATGCGGGAGATTTCCTCGTTGCCCATCATGAGCGCGACTTCGCCGTTGGCTTTTTCGCGGTAGTAGGGAACGTAGTCAGCGCTTGACAGCATCTTGGCGGCTACGTCTTTGGACAGGAATCGTGCCTTGACGGCAAAGTTAATCAGGCCGTGGTTGAACTTTTGGTACTCTTCGTGCGCAGCGTCAAAAATCTTTTCCAGTCCGGGCTTGGCGCGGATCTCATCCATCGCAGCTTTCAAGTCGGCGGCTGTGACGGCCTTGTCGTAGTTCAGCTTATCCAAACCAACACGCTCAGCACGGCGGGCAATGCTGTACAGGGAGAACAGGCTGTTTGTAGCCGGTTGCCCACCAGTAATGTTGTTGGCGTTGGACAGGAGTTTGTTTACGTTGACGAGGTTAGCGCCATTTGCAGCTTGGTATACCCACTCCTTCTTGCCGTCTGCGCGGGTAATCTCCATGCGCTGCAATGGGCCGTGGCCCACAACTTGGCCTAGCAGATTCATACGCTGCCCAACCATACGCAAGTCGTGCATCATCTGGGTGCCGGACAGCGAGTCCATCAGCTTGGAGGCTTTGGCCAAGGGCGCAAACTGGTCAACCATCTTGGTCATGAACTCAAGACCAGCGTGGCCAAAAGACATCCCGTTGTAACGCTCGGTCAAAGACTTTTCGGTTGATACGACTTTCTTTGCCAGTGCGCCAGCCTTGGAGAACCCTTCGGCGTATTCGGGTGGTGCATTAAAGACATCGCCCCCCGCTTCAAGCGGTTCATTGTGCCGCATCGTCTTCCAGTCCACCGGCATAGCGTTTACTTTTTCGGTGTGCTCCATCACCTCGTCGGTAACTTCCAACGCATCGTGCAGGAGCGAGCGCTCCTCGGGTTTAACAAAACGCAGGAAAGTAGCAAATGCATTTACCAAACGAGTATAGACAGACTGTTTGGGCGTGATAGATGGGATCTGCTGGAGCAAATCTTGGAACTGTTTGTTGGAAAAGACCTCAGCCAAAAACTCGTGGTTGTTGGTAAGACCATACGCCTTATACCCTTCTACGTTTGTTTTTAACCAGTTGCCTTTTTCACGGTAGTACTTTTTACCTTCGGCTGTATTAAGCCAGTTAGTAACAGTATTACGCATTTCCGTTATGCGACGATTTAAGTTAACGTCCGTAAGAACCCCACGCGATGTTGCAGCGTGCAGCAACTCATGCAACAAAACATTAGTGGCTTTGTTACTGGCTTTTGGGCTAGGAACTAGGACGTAGTTCTTTGCTGGGTCGTAATGCCCAATGGCCTCTCCCGGTTTTCCGTCTTTGGTTGTGTACTTACCTCTTTCGGATGTAACAAATACGCGGCCCTGCATGTCGCTAGTGGGCGCGCTCTTCAATACTTCCGCCAGTATGTTAAACAGTTTTTTGTTCAGCGGGGTGCGGGCATTCTTTGCACCAATAAGCGCAGCCTCGGAGTACGTCTTCCCATGCAACTCGTGCGTGGGATCCATCTTGGTGTTGTACTGCTTGTCGATTGCCCGGCCCATAGACTCAACACCGGAGTCGATATCTTCTTGGGTAAGCGCGGGCTTCTTAGCCTTCGGCTCTGTTTTTGGCTCTACTTTTGGCTCTACTTTGGGCACTGCTTTTTTGGCAGCAGGTGCTGTTTTTGGCTTTGGCTCTGGCGTTGGCTCTGGTTTGGCCTCTTCTTCGCTGTACAGAGCGCCAAGTGCATCTTCGTTAGCCCGGGCACGTTTGAGATCGCTCTCAACCATTTCTTTTTGATGCAGCAAATCTTTACGGTACTCAGGATCTTTCAGCTTGGCACTAACGGCTTTTTCCGAGAACGCTAGTTTCTCGTTGATCTCGGCAAGGTTACGTTCTAGGTTGCGGCGCATGGACTGCGCAGCATCAAACAACTGGAGGTGCTGATTTAAGTTGAGCTTGTTAACTTCTTCTTCGGTCAACGGCTCACGAGCTGCAATCTTTTCTGCGGCAATTTTGTTGGCAGATGCAACCGCCTCTTTGGGTGTAATGCCTTTAACTTGCCCAGCTTGTCGGGCAGGATTGGCACCGCCAAGCTCGCGCTCGCCCCTAGTTTCCAAGTTGCCTGTGCGCACATCTCCGGCGGTAACCTCGCGCCGAACCATAGGGCCAATGACCCGTGGGGGCAGTTTGCCAAGCGTTTCATCTTGCTCAAGCGTTGCGGTTCTTTCTAGGAACTCACGCGCCATGTTCTCTGCCGCAGCTTTTTCTTTGGCGTGCGTAGTCTCTATTTGGATGCGCTCAGCACGCTTACCAAAACCACGAATGATTGTTGTCAGTTCTCTTTCTCGGCGTTGGGATTTAGCCAACTCTTGTTTGCGAGAACTGATTGGGTTTTCAGCAACCAAAGCTTCTTGGTTTTTAATTTTGACCCGCAGCTTTGCCAGTTCTTCTTCGGCTTGCAGCCGTAACTCGTTGTTACCTTCGGTGCTACCACGCAAAAACTTCTTGGCCAGTTCCAGCTTTCTGAGTTCGCGGTTGGCTTTGTCGCGGGTAGTTTTAGGCAACGACTCGTCGTTGGTTTTGTTTGTAAGTTCTTGTATGCGCGGAGTCACGTCATCAAGAACCGACAGCGCCTTTTTGTGGGCCTCAAAAGAAATGGACTCACCCGGAATAGTAGCCAAACGAGCATTGCGCTCATTCTCTTCTTTACGTTTGGCGGCATCCGCAGCCTCGCGTTCTACTTGGGTTACAGGGCGCTCGACTTTGGGTGGGGTAGCCAACGCCTCTTTCTCAGCGTTAGTGACCGGCAAGGGCGCTTCTTCTTGCGTAAACAGTCCGCGCTGTTTCTGACGCTTAGCATAGTCCAGCTTGTCCAGTTCATTGACAATAGTGCGCTCACGCAAAACATCCGGCGCAGCAATGACGTCGGGGTGCAGTTGGGCTGTGCGTGTTTTGTGCAACCACTCGGCCAACATGTTGGCGCGGTCTTTGTTACTGGCAAACTCGTTGAAGTTGCGGACAACCCGATCAATTATTTTTTCTGCGTGGTCTGGCAGGTTGTGCGGCATGGCCGCGATTTGCTCGCGCAGCGATTTGGGCGTTGTATTTGTCGGGGTAAATGTCCGGGCAAATGTCTCAGCCTGCGCACCGGTAGCAGTAAGGCCCGTACCCGCAAGCTGCTTAGCCAACTCAGCGTCAGTTAATTCACCTTTGGGGCCAATGCCACGGGCTGCTTCGGAACGGGCTTTGGATCGCTCGGCCATGATGCGCATCTGCTCGATGGCGTTTTGCATACCCAAACGGTCGCGTGCTTGCTTTGCAGCTTGGAACTCTTGTATTAGCTGCGCCCGGGTCTTCTCTGGGGCTTTGCCGCCACCGACATTGATGCGTGACTCTGCCGTCTCGGGGAACAACAGGCCTTGGTCAGTCCTTGACGTGTCAACCCTACGCGCTTCCATGCGGGCACGCATTTTGGCAATCTGGTCTTCATCAAATCCTTGCTTGCGCATCTCGTCCAGCTTGGCCAAGTCTTGCATGTAGGACGTTACGTTGGGTTCGCCTTCTGGTACGGTTGGCGTTGTGCCCACATCTTGGTTTTCCAAGTCCGCTTGGCGGCGGGCAAACTCGGCTTCAGCGTCAGCCTTGTTCTTTGCAAGGGCCTGCTGGCGTTTGCTGTAATCCGCAATCTGCTGCTCACGCTGTTTCTTCAAGTCGTCCAGCGTAGCGGAGTGCTTGTCTGTTGCCTCCAAGTCCTGCGCCTGTGCAGCTTCCACCAATTTTTTGTGCGTGGCTTGAATGCTCTTGTCGACGTTAGACAGCGCTGCTTGGTGCGCGGTATCAAGTTCTTCGGCTGTTTGTACCGAACCGCCCAGCTTCTCGATGTTGGCTGCGGACTCGTCGATCTTTGTCTTTAGCGCCTCGATCTGCGGGCGCAGTGTGCGCAGCGCATTTGTGTCTTGTGCCTGCGCTGCCTTGGTAAATTGATCTTGCAACGGAGTCAACTGCTGCTGTAGCAGTTTGTGCGTGTCCATTGCCTGCTGCACGTCCGTTGTCATGGACGGTGGTTTGGGGACTTCTGTTGTCGGGGGCGCAGCCGGAGTGATCGGGTTCTGCTGGATTTCTCGATACTTGTCGATAACTCCTCGCGTCTCCTCAGAGTTCATGAACTCCTTAAATGCACGGCGGGCTTCGTCTTTGGCTTCTTTGCCAGTGAAATCGTTGTCCTCGACTTTTACATCTTTGGCAGTTTTTAGCTCGTCAAACTTTTTCTGTAGGTCTTGGTATTGTTGCGTGACCTGAGCATGGTACTCAGGATCTTGTAGCTGCTGAGTTTTGGTTGCAGCCTCTTGTTCGGATCGGGTTTTTGCTGCCTCTGCGTCAGCAAGCGCTTGCCTTGCACCAACAGCTTCGCGGGCTGCACCGCGTGCACCAAACGAGCCGACCATACCAAGGGGCGCACCAAGAACGCCGGAGGTAGCAGCGCTGCCATATTGGGCATACGCATCAGGGCTGAATAACTCTTGACCGGATTGAGCGCGGGCCAGCGCTGTTTGTGCCACCATGAGTGGCGTGTTAATTGCAGCACCTTCGGCAGTTCCTTTGGCAACGGTTTTCCAGAATCCTTCATCGGCCAACTTAGCCTGCGCCGCAGCGGTGGCTTCTTCGGTAAGCCCTTTGTCCAGCAGTTTGGATACGGTGGGGCCAAATATCTTGCCGACAGCCCTTGCACCAAGGGGTGCAAGGTGTGCGTAGTTAAGTGCGGTTTCGGGGATAGCGTAGGCTGCGGCTTTGCCAACGCTCACGTCAACAGGCTTGCCTTCTTTTTGCTGCTGCGCAGCTTGGCCGGTAACGCCAGAACCAATAGACTGCACGTACTGAAGACCAGCGCCAAGACCAGCGCCAATAGCTCCGCCGATTGGGCCACCAACCAGCGTACCCGCCAAAGGCAGTCCAGCCATTTCGGCTAGGCCCGGGGCCATGCTTGCTACCGTAGCAGGAACTTCCCCAGCCGCTGTGCGGGCTGCGGCAAACAAACCACCTTCGGGTGCGTTGTATGCCTTCTTAATTTTCTCTAGGCTGCTCTCGGTCTCATAGCGTTTGCCTATGGACTCTTCGCGCCTTAACGCTTCTTCGGCGGCTTGGTTGCGATTGCCTAAAAGAGACTGAATACCTGCGACAAGTTCCGATCCTGTGCGCTCAGTAGCCGCGCCCAGTTCCCCACGAAGACCGCCAATTGGTTTTGGCGGCATGCCAGCCGCAGGATTTTGCGCTAAGACGGCGTTGATAACGTCTTGTTGGGATGCCCCAGCAGGCCCTTGAACATCGTAAATTTTTCCGTCAGGGGCTTGAACGCTGTAGATTTGATCGGGCATATTCGTTACTGTTACTAGCCTGCGGGCCGGGTACCAACAATTTTAAATGCAGACGCATCCGGGGCTTGGGGGACAGTGCCCACCGCAGGAGCCTGCGCGGCCATTGTACCTGCGCTAGGCGAAATCATGCTAGCAACTTGTTGCTGAAACTGCGCCGCTTTAGCCATGTGCTGTTGGAACAAAGAAATATCTCCACTATGGCTTGCCAAATTTGCCGCTGCCTCTTCTTGCTTAGCCAAGTTAAGCAGGTTTTGTGCCGCAAACTTCTGCGCAGGAGACACTTGTGCAAGCAACGACTGTGCGCGGGCCTCAAACATTTGCTCTTTTGCGGGCATGATATCTGCATAGGCGTTGTGGTAACGAGCCATAGCCTTTTGCGCTTCGACTTCCGCCGCTTGTTTGTTGCGTGCAGCGCGCATCTGGCCCATTGTCAGACCAGCTTCGCCCAAGTTTTGCAGCGCATATTGAGACTTGCCAGCCAGCAACGCCATGCCCATGTTGAACATGTCCTCGTTGCTCATGTTAAAGCCGCCTTCTTCTTTTTTGGCTTCGGGAGAAGTCAAAGCGGCAATGCCTGTAATGTCTGGCTCTGCGGCAGCGGTTGCTGGGCTTGTTGCTCCGCCTTCGTATCTTGCTAAGCGCGCAGTTTCGGCAGCAGACTGATCTGTAGCAGGTGACACCTCAGGTTCTTTAAAAGCGTCCGGACGGTTTGCTGGATCCATCATGGCTGCTGCAAGTTCTGGATCAATACCCGCTTCTCCAGTGTAGCCCGCCGTTGTTGGATTCATTAAACGGGCAATACCGCTTCCAATTTTTCCAAAAGAACTACCAACAGTACTGCTGTACGGTGAAGGTTTTGAAGTAACTCCCGCATTTGGGGGACTCATGACCGCCGGTGCAATACCGTCAATACCAGTATCAAAACCAGTATTGTCTTGCATTGCGTTTAATTGATTTGGGGTAGCCCTTGCCGCAGGCGCAGCAGGCTGGTCCAGACGGGCCAGCGAAAACGCGGGCGCGGCAGAGGGGAGTTCGGCTGCTTGGGCTGTTGAGCCGGGCATGGCTGCGTACAGCAGCTTACTAAACTTTTTCAAATAGCCTTGGGCTTCGCTTGGCAGCGCGGTGGGGTTGATTTGGCCGTTGTTATCGCGCAAGTGTTTGTTGAGGACGGACTCGCCTTGGTTGTAGGCCACCGCCATCTTGGCGCTATCGCCGCCGTACTTCTTCTGCAAGTCGGCCATAAACGCTAACGAAGCGTCTATATTTTTGTACGGGTCGGTGCGCTCGTCGGGATTTACGCCGTAGGCTTGCCCTGTTGCTTTTGTCAGTTGGCCGATGCCCACGGGGCCGGTCTTGGATCTAGCGTTAGCGTGGTAACCAGACTCGATACGGAAAATGCTGTCGGCCAAGTATGGGCTCAGGCCCATTTGGCGTGCTTTGGCAACCGCGTACTGACGGTATGCATCAATGGCGTCACCCTCACCACGCCCGGCACCACCTCCAGCATAGCCAGCAATACCGCCTTCAGCCATGCCTTGCAGATTCTGTGCGGGGAGCGCAGGAATTCCTTGGGGTTGTTGGCCCTGTGGGGCTTGGGGAATAGGTGCACCTTGTGGGGGCATGCCTTGGGGCGGCATACCTTGCGGCATTTGCGGGGGCATCACCGGCTGCGTCATCTTAGCGATGTCTTGGTCGGCTACCGTTGGGGGCTGTTGCCCTGCCATTTTTGCCATTGCAGCTGTACGCAGTTGCTGGCGGCTGTTGCTCTCTTGGATTGCCAACGACAAAATGTACGGATCGTTTTTGTGCATTGCAGCATACTGCTGCAACTGCTGGTCGGGCATGCCGCGCAGCGTTGTCGTGATTTGGTTTACATTTGGGATCGGCATATTATTTCCCCATACGTGCGAGGGCTAGACCGGCCAGACCGTCGCTTTCTTTAACTTGTCCACCCTTGGCAAACGGCTTGTAGCCCATAGACGCGGCAGTCATACCCAAACCGCCAATCTGAGACAGAGCGCTGGGCGGCGCGTTGTACGTTTGTTTTGATTCCTGAGCGATAGGCAACCCACGTAGCAGGCTGGACATAAAGCCTAGTTGCTGCTGCGGATAGTTGGCAGCGCTGCGGAAGTCGTTCATCTGTGAGTTCAGTACATTCTGAACGCTCTGTTGCTGCTGAGTACCTGTTGCATTTTGCAATTGGTTAATGCCCATGTTTTGAGCGTATTGGTTTTGACCCAAACTACCCAGCGTGTTAGCGCCAGTCAATGCCGTCTGGGCACTTTGCAACCCGAGACCCGCGCCAAACTGTTGCTGTTGTGCATTGAGTTGAGCTGCTGACTGACGTGCTTGCTGCTCGGTGTTGAACTGTTGCAGTGCTTGGTTGTACGCTGCTTGCGATCCTGTGGCTTGGATGCCTGCTAGATTTTGCTGCAATCCAGCGTTGTTTTGCGCGCGCATCACTGCGTCCCGGCCTCCGCCAAAAGCTCCGGCTTGGGTAGCCTGCGCCTGCTGTTGGGCACCGGCCATACCCGCATTACGCCGCGCAGCCTGTGACTGAACGTCCACTACATTTTGCATGTAAGGACTCATGTATGCCGACACATTGCTCTGGGGCTGGTAACCGCGTCCGGGCATATAGCCGCCACCCATACCTTGGCCTTGCGGGGGCTGCATCTGCTGGGAGTTTTGATCTTGCATCCCGCCGGGCAAGCTACCTAAGCCGCCCATCATTCCTTGGCCACCGCCCATACCATCAAAAAACCCACGCTGCCCACCAACCGGGCCAAGAGCGCTTTGTGTACGATAAGGGTTGTAGTTGTACTGGGTATTAAGTGCGTTGTATGTGGCTTGGTTTGCGGCCCCAGTAGCATTGCCTAACTGAGGGGCAGCTTGCATTTGCTCAGCGCCTTGGAACGCTTGCTGCTGCAATGGGGTAAATTGAGCGACTTGCTGGCCGGGGTATTGTTGGTAACCTTGGAACCCGGTAATGTTTGGCATTCCCGTGGCATCAACTGCGGTATTACCGCTGGCGTCTTTTCCGTATTGGAATACCGTGCCAGCCCCAGCGCCCAACATTTGCTGCACATACGGCGCGGCATAGTCGGGAATCGTAGTTTGGCTACTGGATGTTGATGTGGGGATTGTTGCTCCACCACCGCCGCTGCTGCCGCCACCGCTCATAATTTCACCTCAATAATTTGATATTTGGGTTCAAACCCGTAGCGTTTCCACAAACGCGTAACTGACTCACGAGTCGCGCCTTCCATAACGGTAGCGCCCATACTTACTGCGTACGCCTTTAACTGGGCAAAGGTGTCGGGGTTTGAAATCAGTTTGCCCCCAATTGCCGTAATAAAAGCTACACGGTCGTTCGCCCTATTAAAAAACTCTACGGTAACCGCGCCGTGAATTTTCTCATCTTCTGTCACAACTAGCAACGCCCACTGCCCTTGGGCTACATAGGCTTTAACTTGATCGACAGTGTAGTCGCCCTTGGAATACTCAAGCGCCGAAGCAACGTGGGGCTCTGCCGCGTCCCAGACGCGGTGTACCCAAGCCAGATCGACGACTTCTAACTTCATACCGGCAGGTGCCTGTCTGCGCGGCTGTTCACGGCTACGCTGTTTTTGCCTATGGTTTTACCACGGGCTTGCTGGACACGGGCCATCATTTCGTACAGCTTACGCGCCCCGGCGTCGGTTGAGCCGTTACCCAATTCCGAGACAATCCGGGCGGGGATCACGAACTCTCCGTCAGCTAAGCGTGCTGGCTGGTGCTGCCCAATAGTAGCGGGGATGCTATCAGATACGCCATCGCCGGGGCCACGCAATAACCGGCCACCATCAGAGTATGAACCTAGGTTATACATCCCGCCTTGGGCCATGCCGCCCATAGCCAACGCCATAAGACCGCCACGGGCTGCTGTATCAATTTCTTGGAAATTGTCGCCTGCAAGCTGCACTGGCTGTATGCCTTCGTTCATTTTGATGTTGTGCGACAACACACCCTCAGTCAAGTACGTGTGGGCGTCTTGGACTTCAATCTTTACGATAGGGCCGTGGTCAAAGTGGGCGGCTGACTTAACAACCGCAAAGCCCTCATGCTGCACAACTTTGTCGCCGGGTTGCAGGTGGCGGATTTCAGTCCAGTCCTTATCGGTCATGACGCGGTGGTTGAACGTACCCACGAACTCAGCGCCCCCTTCGAAGAGGACAGCCCAACGGGTGTCTTCTCCTTGTTCGACTGCCGTCACTGGGAAATTACCCCACTCGCCAGTTGTTTCGTGGCGCGTGTAGACCATCATGCCGGGTTTGATGTCGCCAGCGTTGACCACGCCGCCGCCAGCCATTGTGATCTTAATCCAAGGCGCAGGGCATGATCGACCGCTAGTTTCCCCGCCACCCAACGAAACTTGCTCGCCTTGTGGTGGTTGGGTTTGGATTTGCGTCTGGGTTTGATCGCCGCCGGAAGGCACGGTTTGAGTTTGCGTTTGATCGCCGCCAGAAGGAACTAGCGTAGTGATGCCGCTTTGATCGCCGCTTTGATCGCCGCTTGGGACTTGGGTTTGGGTTTGAACTTGGTCTCCGCCAGAAGGAACTAGCGTACTGATACCTGCCGCGCTTGGGACTTCAGCCTTAAACGGTGTTGTTGATCCACCGCCGTAGTTGATGCCTGTTAACGTGTTATTGACAGCGGCAGCGTTCAACGCCTCTTGCGCCGCAGCTACGGCATCAGAGCCGCGATTTCGACCCATCCATGCGTCTACTCTTCCTCTGTAGTCGGGGTTTCCAAAGTACTGCGCAATATCTACTCCTCCAACTGTGGTGGCAATCAATGGGCTAACAGTAATCGAACCTGTTTTCGTGGTTGTAGCTGCGTTATTTACAACATTATTTAAGTTGGTGAAATTATTGTTAAGCGCGGTAATCCCGCTCGTGTTTCCTTGAACAAAAGCATCATGCGCAGCTATGGTGGCCAAGTCGCTAGGCGTCAGGGTTGTGTCGTCCACTGTGGAAGAGGGGACTGTTGTTGGCGCAGAGGGTTCAGAAGGTGCGGATGGAGACGGCACGCTAGGCGAAGGTGCAGAAGGCTCCGAAGGGGCGGAAGGCACCGACGGCTCAGACGGCACAGACGGCACAGACGGAACGGACGGTTCTGCGGGTGCAACAGGTATTGATGGTACAGACGGCGGCTCCGAGGGTTCAGAAGGTGCAGATGGTGGCGGCACGCTTGGCGAAGGTGCAGGAGGCTCCGAGGGAGATGGTACCGAGGGTGTGGATGGCACAGACGGTACCGAGGGTTCAGACGGTACAGAAGGAGGTTCAGCCGGTGCAGACGGTACAGACGGTACAGACGGTACCGAGGGTTCAGAAGGCTCAGTCGGTGTAGACGGTACCGAGGGTTCAGACGGTACAGAAGGAGGTTCAGCCGGTGTAGACGGTACCGAGGGTTCAGACGGCTCCGAAGGAGACGGCACGCTAGGCGAAGGTGCAGAAGGCTCCGAAGGAGATGGCACGCTAGGCGAAGGTGCAGAAGGCTCCGAAGGAGATGGCACGCTAGGCGAAGGTGCAGAAGGCTCAGACGGTACCGAGGGTACAGACGGTTCCGCCGGAGGCCCAGAAGGAGTCGATGGTGCTGAAGGTGCAGACGGCTCCGAAGGAGACGGTACAGACGGCTCAGTAGGTGTAGATGGTACTGAGGGGGACGGCGCGCTAGGCGACGGCGTGGATGGGGGAGCCGAAGGCTCCGAGGGTTCAGAAGGCGCAGATGGAGACGGCACGCTAGGCGAAGGTGCAGGAGGCTCCGAGGGAGATGGCGTAGAAGGTACGCTTGGCGAAGGTGCGGATGGAGACGGCACGCTAGGCGAAGGTGCAGAAGGCTCCGAAGGGGACGGAGCGCTAGGCGACGGCGTAGATGGCACCGAAGGCGTAGACGGCACCGAAGGCGTAGACGGCACCGAAGGTGTAGACGGTACCGAAGGTGTAGACGGTACCGAAGGTTCGCTTGGCGAAGGCCCAGAAGGTGTAGACGGTACCGAAGGTTCGCTTGGCGAAGGCCCAGAAGGCGTAGACGGTACAGACGGAGACGGTGCACTAGGCGAAGGCGTGCTAGGCGAAGGTGCAGAAGGCTCCGAGGGAGAAGGAGTGCTGGGCACCGATGGAGACGGAGTGCTGGGCACCGATGGAGACGGAGCGCTGGGCGATGGAGTGCTAGGCACCGATGGAGACGGAGCGCTGGGCGATGGAGTGCTGGGCGACGGTGCAGAAGGCTCCGATGGAGACGGAGCGCTAGGCGATGGGGTGCTAGGCACCGATGGAGATGGAGCGCTAGGCGATGGCGTAGATGGAGTGCTGGGAACCGAAGGCGTTGAAGGCACAGACGGTGCCGACGGTGCGGATGGGGGCGCGGATGGGGGCGCGGATGGTGGCTTAGACGGAGGCGCAGATGGGGCCGAGGGAGGCGCGCTAGGAGGAGTTGGAGGAGCCGAAGGCGCTGCTTTACCCGGGCCATAGCCCATCAAATAGTTATACGCTTCTGCGGAATCCCCTGTCATGCTGTAGTTGGGATTCAACGCAGCCGGTGAAGCGCGGCCTTGAGCAGCGCCAATCGTGTTGTAGTGGTAGGTTGCGTATTGGTTGGGGCTTAGACCACGCGAGTTTGCCATGTACGCAGCGTGCGCATCAGGATTATTTTGGAAATAACGCAGCGTGTTAAGCGAGAAAGGTTGCTTGGTATTGTCGCCAACACCTTCTGTTGCAAAGTTGCCTATTGGCGGGCGGTTTATGCCAAGAACTGGGCGCTCAGCTAGTTGCGGGCTAAGATTGGTTCCGTACCCCATATCCGCGCCGGACAAAGATTTTTGGCCGGTTAGGGAAGATGTAGTTGAAGGAGTAGCGGCCGTACCGGGATCTGTGGTTGTGTAGTCTGTCACTCCTGCTGCCAACGCGGCAGAGGAGTCAATATACTTTTTTCCGTCCGGACCCCAAACCGGAGTCCTAGTAGGGCCACCGCCGTCAAAACGAACTGCACCGCCATCAGCCAAGTGCACTGTAGAAGCGTCTCTAATTCCCAACGATTGCAAACCTTGAGTGCGTGGGTCATACGCAAACGGGCGGATGTACTGGGGCGTGTTGGTGCTGGGGGGCATGGAAGTCGTTGTATTGATATTGGCCAGTACCGGCAGCGCTGCTGCGGCCATAGGCTTCCAGCCAATTGACTTTGCCACTCCCAAGGGGTTTGATGCTGCTTGCTCCAGACCGGCAGTCACGGGGTTTTGAGCCCCGGCCATCTGGGCAGCAATATCTGTAGCGCCCCGGTTGGCCAAAATGTTCGCAGGGTTCATCGCCTCTTTGGCGGCAAGGCGGGCCGTCTCTTCCGCCGTTTGATTTCCAGCAGCCTGCGCCATTGCGTTTGTGCCAGCCGTGGCCAAACCGCCTTCAATACCAGCACCACCCCAAGCACCGAGGCCGGACATCAATCCATGCGACAAACTACCAGTAGCCAGCGAGTCAATACCGCCGACAGTCAAACCAGCGCCCAGCGCTGCGCCGCCACCAAACATCCCACCAACAGCCCCCATAGCCTCGGGAGCAACAAAAGCAAGAGCCGCGCCAGCCAATGTGGGCAGCAGGTTATCCAAGAACCCAGCTTCGGGTAGTCCCGTCTCGGGATTGATAGTCAGCGTGCCGCCATGTGCCTGAGCCAGCTTTTGAAGACTCTGCACCTCTTTGGGTGACATGTGGACAAGCGTGGAGTCAGGCCCGCGACCCTGCGCGGCCATGTGGTTTGCGAGTACTTGCAGGCTCATATTTGCCTCTTAAAAGGGGGGTTATCCGATATTATCATGTCAACCGACTTTCCAGTTAGTTCCGTCTGAATATACGGGGACAGCAACAGCGCCGCCGGTTACGACCGTAGCGCCAAAAGTAGGGGTTAGCGCATCAATCACAAAAGCCCTAGCGCCTACGCCGGAAGTTGCTGCGCTAGGTAGTGCAGCCACTGTGTAATTTTTTAATGGCGGTATGACTTCTTGTGTCGTTAATTGCTGCGCCAAATTGGTTATTTGATTGAAATACAGCCGAAAAATGTTATTGAGCTGGTCTATATATTGCCGGTCATACTCCGGCGTAGCCAACGGCAAGTTAGGCGCGGCAAACTTGGTAAGTGTGTTTTTGGTGCTAACAATGTATGACATACTACCTGCGTCCATCCGGGCGAATATCTATCCTCGGGGCACCCAACTGCCAAGCCGTGCCAAGATTGCTGCTACCCATCTTAAAGATCAACTGTCGTCCGCGAACCCGTGTGTATACAATTCCCGTGAACTCTTCGGTAATGTTGTAGTCCGTGCCTTGGGTAACGCCCATCACGCCCGGGGTGCTTGCGCCCGATCCTGAGTTTTGCATGGGGTACAGCGTCATCGTGGTCTGGCCGGTGTACCCACTGGTGGTCCCGCTAAATGTCAAGTCCGGCAACACACGCCAGATAAACGAATAGTGGTCGCCGTCCCCAATGTCAAACTCCGAGGAGGATACATACGCCACAATAGGCGCAGGGGTGCCGGTCTCGTTATCGTCGTTACCTTGTTCGTGCTGGACGGTGTAGCCGTTGTAGGTTGTGGCCAGCGGGCTAGGCTGAAGACCGGAATCAATCCAAGCCGTGCGCGCCATTGTGCCGTAGTACCATGTGTTTTCAAGGTAGTTGTACACCACGTACTTGTCAATCGTCGTGCTGTTGGCTGAGCAGTAGAACCACCAGACCTCATTAAACGCCTCAACCGTGCTGGCAAACACCTGCTGGTTTTGGTACATATTGATGTCGTTAAAGATGTATTTACGCAGGTCGCAGTTTTGCGTTTGCACCCGGCCGTCGTAGCGGTAGAACTTGTCGATGCCCATCCAGAAGATAACGCCAGAGGCCAGCGCCACAGCGTTTGGCCCCATGATGGAGATGTTGTCCCCCAAGATTTGGGTCTGCCAGACGTAGGGCGTGCCGATATACTGCAAGCCGTATACCGCTTGGTCGGTAATCACAAACACCTCTTGACGGGTCTGGATGACGCTAACAATCTGTGAACCGTGGGAAAGACGGATACTGCCTGCCTGATTTGTGGCGTCGGGAGTCCAAGCGTAGGGGTTTTCCTGATCTGACCAGCGGATCAGCATGGGATCTATTGTGGTGCTGCCGTAGTTATTGGTGCCAAAGACAAACACAAACCGCGACGCATCCGAGACCAAGATGTTGTTCTGAACAACCGGAACGTCCACCAGATTAGATATGGACTGCACACCAGACTGCGAGCCGGAAGTGTTTACCGTGTTGCCGTTAACGTCCAGCAGCTGGGAAGTCAAGCCGTCTAGGTTATTGATGTAATACGTTACGCCCGCCGTAATCCCGGTGGGCAACGCCCCGGTGGTACCGAATTGGATGGCTGTACCGTCCGTCAGTGCAGTGGTGTATGTAACGATGGCTGGGGATGCAATAGTAATGGTGACGGTGCCGCCCAAACTGCTCAAAAGAACGCCCGGATTGGCCGTAGTGTTGCTAACCTGCCAGTAGTAAAGACCGCCACCTTTTGGCCCATACAACAGGTTTTCGCCGAAGTTATACGCATCCCACAGACGTAAGTCGGTTTTAACGGTAGCTCCGTTACCCCAAGTGCCAGTACCCCAAGTTGAAGCGCCCCAACCGTAATATGGCGTTTGGATTGCTGGGCCGGTATTAATTTGGTAGGTTGCGACCACCGAGCTGCCCCCGCCGGTCGTAGAACTTGTTGCTGTGCCGGTAGCTTGGATGGTGTATGTGTTGGCGTTTGGTGCTGTAAGGATTTGGTAAGACCCGCTAACCGTGACGCTAGCAACCGCAGTGGCCCCAGAGAAACTTACAAAGTCATTAACAATAGCGCCGTGTGCTGTATGCGTTACCGTAATCGTGGTTTTGCCGCCGGAGTTGGTAGCAGTATTGGTTGCAAAAGGGTTTGCCCCCAGCGTAACGGTCGACCGAACTGGGGTGATGTCAAAGTACGTGTTGCCGTACGTAATGTAAAACTTGAGGTTTGTGCCCAAGGAAACATAGTTGATGTTGGCCGTTGTGATCCAGTTCCACAGGTTGCGGCAGACCCCAAGAAAAGTAGACGCAGAATACTGAATCCACCCACCGATTTTTTCGGGAGTTCCTTGGCGAAACCGGATTTTGTCGCTTTCGTACCAGCCACTTTCATTTAAGTAGCGGGTATTTTCACGGTTTACCCCGGGTTTAAAAATCAGCTTTTGTAGAGGCATCGCACATCCTAAGACAGGAAAAGGGCACGCTCGTCAATGCGGCGGTTCTGCAACCCTTTGAGGATTTTACCCCCAGCCATGCAATACTTCAAGAACTCGTCCGCAGCGCCCGTCTTATCCCCGCGTAACAGTTTCTGGCGAAGCGTAGAACGCTGGAGTGTCCCAAGGCCCACGTTAAAAGAAAAACTGACAAGCCCATCAAACATACCCTGTGTAAGGCTGACAGGACAGAACTGCTCGACCCCGCGCTCAAATCGAGCCAAATCTGTTGCAAGTATTGCATCGACTTCCTCCATAGGGAAAACCCTATCATCCTCTGAGCGCAGGGGGACAGAATCCCGCTGCTCAATTTTTAGCTTGCCCTGCTCGGGATAAAGCACATGGCCCACACCAATCGTCCATAGCTTGGCGGGACACCGGTATGCGCGCTGGCGCACACCTTCGTGGTGTTTGATGACCTCCAATGCTTTGGCTGATACTTTCATTTGCGTTTCACCGTCTGTACGCAACCAACCTTGTACCCCAGATCACGCCACTCCTGAGCCGCTTTTTGACAAGCGGCCTCGTACTCAAAGTACCCGACAACTGTGACGTACTGCATATTAATCCCCGATATAAGCACCAGAGTCCAGATCATTTTCCAAAGGCCCGGCCCCCGAAATGGAATGCAATGATGGAAGCAAACAATGCTTGGGTATTGGAATCCCACAGCTTTTCAGCCAGCACAGGGAACTCTACGCCGTGGTTGTAGCCGTAAACAAACAGGCCAATATCCACAAACACCAGCAGGAAGAAAAAACCCAAAGTAATGAAGCTGCGGACACCTGCGCGCAGGTTCTTCATCCACTGGCTGGTTCCTTCGTTGAGCGACTCGTCATGCTCGTAGATGGCCTGCATCTCAGCGACTTGGGCGTTGACCAGATTCTCGTTGGTCTTGGCGTTGGTTTGCAGTTCTAAGTCGGCACTATGGATTTGCTCGATTCGCTCCTGCGCCTCAAAGCCCGCTTTACGCATCTCCAGTTCCCGCTCAATCTGCATTTGGGCCAGAGCCAGCTCGTGCGCTTTGTCCTGCCGGTCTTGGAAAAAGTCCAGCAACTTGGGTAAACCCCCCATGAGGAATGAAATCAGCGTAGACAGGATCGTAAGCATTAGTGTTTCTCCAACAACATAGTGAGCCACCAAAGGATGAGCCCAAGTACCAAAATAACGATTGCGCCGCCAAGGAGCCAGTTGATTAACTCATCCAACTCCTTCTTTTTGGCCGCTGCGTTCTTCTCGTCCAATATTTCCTGCGCCTTGCGCTTCTGGATCAAGTCGTTTCTGGTGATGAGTAGCTGCTGCCAGACATCCGCATGACCATTAAGCACCAGCCACTGATTCAGTTCCTTCTCAGCGTCATCCAACTTCTTGGCTTGCATGACGATCTCAAACGCCTGCGCCGTGTCTGACCCTGCAAATCCTGTTTTGGGCTTGGACGCTGCCCGCTGAACCACATCTTTGGCCTCGAAAAACTTCATCGCCTCGCCAGTGATGGCGTGGATGTCCTTGCCTAGCTTAATGGCAGCTTGTACTCCTTTAACCGCCGCTTGGGCAGTTGCGAAAGCGGTGATCGGGTCAAGCATGGGTCACCTGTTACGCCGGGTTAATTACCGCCGTCGAGGTTTCACGGTCAATGGTCATTACGCCTTGGCATACCACATTCCAGTCCTCGCTGTCGGCTTCCTTCTCGCTCTGTGATGGAACATTAAGCACAAAGTGCTTAAACAAGTACTCCTTACCATTTTCAAAGACGCGCCAGCAATGATCCATCGTCCCACGGCCTTCTTGACCACGGGATTTGTTAAACCTGATGGCGTACTTGTTCATATCACTTCAGCGGCGGGGGGAGGGCAGCATTGCTGTGGCTGGGGGATTACCGTCAGGTTAAAGTGGACAAACTTAATTGGCTTGTCGGCAGCGTGGCGGGTAAACGAGTGCATCAACCATGAGTTGGCAAATATCATCATTCCGGGCTTGGGTTCAAAATTAATTATTTTGCTGGCTGGGGTCGCCATGTTCATGTCTTGCTCAGGCAGGTCTATCTGCACTTTGGCTGCGCGGGGATCATGGAACACTACGCGAGAGCAATCCTCTGGCGTTTCAAGAAAGTAAAACCCAACTATCTGCGAACCAAAACCGTGTACATGGGCATCCATTGCTGAGTGTTTGTGATGCTCTTGCGTCCACATTTCGGTGAACTGGACAGCCTTGTCTTGCATAGCATAGCCCTGCTCATTGAGAATATTCCACGCCGTTGAGCCAACAAACTCAGAAAACTGTGCCATGCGCGGGTCACCAAAGTAATTGCCCGTCATGTACACCGGATAGATTTCATTGAGGTCACGTTCTTTGCGCTGGGTATCAAGATTTTCTTCTGATACTTGGCTGACCGTCTTCAAGAAGTCAGGGCGCTCAATGATGTAAATTGGGCAAGGGAAGTGGTGCGCGACTTGTAGCTGCGTGTTTTGTACAACTTCTGCTACGGACTCAGCGGCTTTGCATACCTTGGGTTTTTTTGCTACTTTGCTCATTCTGTTACTTCTACCCAAGAATTTGTTAATCCATCCCAGCGATACATTCCTACTTCTGGCACAGGAATTGGCGGTTGATATAAACAAGTTGTTTCATCAAAAACCCAAGCCGTAAAATTACTAGCATTTGGGCGAGCCGCCCATAAATCTTTTACTTTCTGTTGTACTTCATTTTTTTCTTCATCTGTCATGTCTCTAACGTGAAAAACGTCAGTCCATACGCCATCTATTTTTTCGTAAGTAACTTGTGGGTCATCAAATTTTTTATATAAATCAAGTTTTGGTATTGGTTTTCTAATAAAAACTTCCCAATCTGATGTAACTTCACCTAATGCTTCTATGATATTCTCTTCAAAAGCAGGATGATTAATAGGCTGTCCGTTTTCAATCTTAATATACAAGTTCATGGCGACCCCGCGCTAGTTGATGGAAATGAACGTGAACATCCGGGCCAAATAATACGAACCGCGCCACCAGCACCAGTACCGCCTGTCCCAGAAACAAAACCACCACCGCCTGCTCCACCGCCGTAGATTCCGGGAGCAGTTCCATTGTTGGCACTAGCATTTGTTCCAGCAGTTCCACTAGAACCCCCTCCACCACCAATTGAAATGTTACAACTAGTGCATCTAGTTCCTGCTGTTCCATTACTTCCTTGACCCAATATTCCTACACCGCCTGCGCCAGCGCCACCTCGTCCCGTAACTCCTCTAAAACCGCCAGCCCCTCCACCGCCGCCACCGCCTGCACCAGCACTTCCATTATTGCAATAAGAGCCGCCTGCGCCACCGTTCCCAGAATATCCAGCAGCGCCCCCTCCACCGCCACCCGCTGAATTAGTAAAAGCAGTGCAACCAAATCCATTGCCAGCAGCGCCTCCAGTGCCACCGCCTGATTTTGCAGTTCCACTTCCAGTGCCGCCAGATATAGTCCCACCAGCTACGCCGCCTGTTGCCTTTAAAACAGTTGCGCTGCAAAAATAACTAGTAGCATTTGCACCACAAGTAGCAGTATAATTTTTGCCAACAAAAACAGTATAAGAATTTCCCGGAGTAACAGAAATGTTATTTCCGTAAACTAAGCCGCCACCAGCTCCACCGGGCCCTCCGCAATATGCCCCTGATACTGCAACACCGTCTCCACCACCACCGACAGCAACAACAGAAACTTTAGTTACACCAGCAGGAGCAACCCAACTGTAAGTTCCAGCAGTCGTATATGATTGTGATCCCGGAGCAGTCCCAAATGAACGCTGGTTTTGAAAAACTGCTTGTAGTGCACCACTCATGTCAATCCACTCCCAGAAATGAGCCAAGTTGTTGAAGTCATCTTAATAGCTGTAGCAGAGCCATATTGAGCCAACGAACGTGAACCAGTAGTTCCAGCGCTAGAAAGATACATTGTGTCTGTGGTAATTGCAATAGTCACCACTTGGGTTGTCATGTTGATGAATGTGATCGCCGTTCCAATTGGATATGCAACGCTGCTGTTTGCAGGAATTGTGTATGTCCGTGCATTTGCATCCGTAGTCGGGTGGTAAATATGCTTACCGGCATCTGCCAAAACTAACGTATAAGCAGCAGATTGGCTATTTTGTGGGATATTAAGAAAGCCTACAGCGTTTGTTCCATCAACGGTTGTACTAGAAAGCGTACCGCTTGATGGAGTGCCTAAAGCGCCACCATTAACAACAAATGCGCCAGCAGAGCCAGTATTTACACCTAAAGCAGTGACAACACCAGTGCCAGTAGTTGTCGTTGCCGGGGTAGCGCCTGCGCCCCCACCAAGTACTATGGCATTTGCCGCTAGTGCCGCCGAAGAAGCAAGCGTTCCAGTAGCAGAATAGTAAAGTACGCCGCCCGATGTTCCGGAAGTTAAACCTGTTCCGCCGTTAGCAACGGGAAGTGCGGTGCCAGAATAGGTAATAGCAAGCGTACCGCTGGTGGTAATTGGGGAGCCCGCGATTGACAGGAAGGCAGGTACAGAGGCGGCAACCGAAGTAACCGTGCCGGAGCCAGCCGTAGTAGTTGCGCTCTTAACGTAGTCCGTGCCGTTGAAATACACAGTGGCAGACTCGCCCACTGCTACGGACACACCAGACTGCCCAGACGCCTTGATGGTTACGGTACTACCTGTGGCAGCATTAACCACAATAAATGTTTTGCTTGACGATGGGGCTGTTAGCACCTTTGCAGTGGTCAGCGTACCTGTTACCCGGATAATGGCAAACTGCGCTGATACAGACCCCGCGCCAGTCAGGCTGGAGACAATGTTGGTAGCAGAGCTTGTGCCTTGGGTGTTGGAAAGAGTGACTGCGCCGTCATTGGTCAGCGTTACTGTCCCTGCAATAGCAATGTCCAAATAAGATGTAACGCTGTTGTTTACATCGTCGCCCCATGTACCGGATTCTGTTCCGGTTACCGGCTGCCCAAGGGCGAGGTTGGTTGTGTAATTGACTGTCATAGGATCTCTTTCCAAGATGTTGTCGGTTCATCCCACTGGTAAATCTTACCATCATTTGGGTAATCTGTGGGGGGTTTCCATTGGCAAGTCGGCTCATCAAGTAGCCAACTTGGGTAAGTTTTTGGGGGGATAAAAGCATCACGCTGGGCATCATAGGTATAACCAATACCAGCATAGTTTTTACGGAATGGTGTACCACCTAAAGAATGCTGCCCGCCCAAAGTGTTATAGCTAGTTTTTTTCCAAACTTGTCCGATTGTTTCTGCGTAAATAGATTCACCATCAAACGGTTCATCTACTCCAACAATTACTTGGACAACAATATTGTTTTCATCAAGTTGTGCAAAATGTGCCATGATTAATAAGTAAATGTGCCTGTACCGGCGGTAAATTTATAAACTTTATATCCAGAGCGAGATACCGTATCAGGTGCTGGTACGTTTGAACCTGTTGTTGTTACGCCGTTAACAACTAGCCCTGCGGTAAATGAAGTAATACTAGGACTAGTATTTGCATAAGCAATAATTACTACCCCAGAACCACCAGCAGCGCCCAATAAAGATACTCCGCCATTAGTGCCGCCTCCGCCGCCGCCACCAAGATTTACGGTTCCCGCAGTTCCGCTTGCACTTACTCCGCTTCCTCCTGTACCTCCGCCACCAGCACCACCAGAACCACCAATTTGTCCAGCAGTACTTCCCGAACCGCCACCACCACCGCCAGCATAAGTTGTTGCTGTTCCAGTAATACTAGAGGATGTGCCAGAACCTCCGCTTCCTCCGGCTCCAGTAGATGTACTTGCTCCAACAGCATTAGCTCCACCACCGCCGCCTTTTCCATATCCTGTAGTATTTCCTATTCCACCATTGTTTCCTTGGCTTGGCGAAGTGGAAGGTGTATTGCCTGTTCCCGCAGTTCCTAAAGTAGTTCCTGATAGATTAGTTCCAGCACCGCCGCCGCTACCTCCATTGCCACCATTTGCATTAGCATTATAGTTAGGCGCGGATGAATAAGCTGAGCCGCCATATCCACCGCCGTTTGATGTTAATGTGCTAAAAACTGAATTGCTGCCTAAAGCATTAGCTGCACCTCCAGCTCCAACCGTTACATTAACTGTTGTATTAATTGGAATCAAAATCGTACTTGTTCTATAACCACCAGCACCTCCTCCACCTTCTCCACCTCCAGCGCCGCCAGCAACTACTAAATATTCCATAGATGCTCCATAAGGAGGCCATATAGAACCTTGAATTGCTTGCATTACTTCATTAGAACGCCAAATTCCTGGCGCAGAAGCAACAGATGTTGCCGCCGCTGTAGACGACATTAACGAACCTTTGTATCTAGTAGACATTAGGTTATAGCCTCATACGATGCAGTTAATTCAATAGCTGAAGCAGTGTTTACCGTAACAACAATAGATTGTGCTTCCCCGAGATAAAACGCAGTGCTTTTATCAGCAACAACAATTGCTGCATTAGCTGGTATTGGCACTTGGTAAATTAAACGATAATTAGTTCCAGCCCCAGCTGCTGCGCTATTAATTGCAATAGTTACCGTTGCAGTAGAGCTAGTGACATTAGCAGCAACAATATTGTCAATTTTATTTACCGTGCCAGACGCAGGAGTAAGCGCAGTCCACGTAGTAGCTGATGTTGTGCTGGGGATTAAATAGTTTGTATTTCCGTAAATGGAACTTGCGTTAATTAAATTAGGATTTGCCATGCTGCTTCCTTAGTATCCAAAAACAATGGATGAGATTAATGATCTGCCAAATGTAGTTGCCCGTTCTGCTGGTAATGTACAAAATACGTTTTTAGTACCTGCGGAAAAGTTTACCAGCGAACCTGAGTTACTGGATGCTATTACTGTTGTGCGGGATAGTGTTGTACCAGACAAAGTATAAGTACCAATCCCAACTTCCCACTCTGATCCGCTTTGCCCTGCAATTGTGTAATACGTTGAATTTCCATCCCCAATGGCAGAAAAACTTTGAAATCCAGTAACTGCGCCAAGTAGCGTAGCAGTACCTGTCCCGGTGACTGTAGTGGTTTCTTGTACTCGGTCAGCAATTATGAGTGCCATACATATACCTATGTGTTAATTACCTGCCAAGCAGCAGTTTGTGCGTTGCTTATGGCCTGCCAAGCAGCCGTTTGCGCATCGGATATGGCCTGCCAATTGGGGTTTTGACTGTCGTCAATTACTGTCCAAGGTGGGTAAACAGTTCCAACTTGACCACTGGCCTGAACACCAGTAAGCGCTTGGGCAACATTTTGACTTGTTCCAACGTTTCCTGCAAGAGCAGATGCTGAAACTCCAGTCAACGAAATTGCAACTTCTCTGGAGACATCCCCCACTGCTCCGGAGGCAACCACACCTGTCAGCGCAATATTTGTTAATTTGCTGGGTGACACTGTGCCCGTGGAGCCCGCTGCCTGAACTCCGGTCAGCGCTTGGGATGCTGCCGCTGTAGTGCCTACTGTCCCCGCGCTACCTTGAGCTTGTACCCCAGTTAAGGCTTTGGATATAACAAACGATGTGGTTACAGATCCAACTGACCCAGATGTAGATACCCCGGTAAGTGCTTGAGATATCTCAGTAAATGCAGTTACTGACCCAACTAATCCTGCTGCGCTAACGCCAGTTAATGCCTGTGAAGCCGTAGCTGAAGTAGTTACTGTTCCAACACTACCAAATGCTTGTACTCCAGTTAATGCGCTTGAAACTGCAGCAGAAGTAGTTAATGTTCCTACGTTACCTGCGGCTAATACGCCAGTTAAAACTACAGAAATTCCACCTGTGTTTACTATCCCTACACTACCAGATGCCGATACACCAGTTAGTGCTTGGGATACCGCCGCAGATGTTGTTACTGTTCCAACATTACCAGACGCTTGTACCCCCGTTAACGCATTTGAAACTGCGGCAGAAGTAGTTACCGTTCCAACATTTCCAGAAGCTAATACCCCGCTAAGAGCAACAGATACAGCCTGTGATGTTGTTACTGTTCCTGTGTTTCCAGAAGCGGATACCCCACTAAGTGCGAGACTAATTCCACTTGTTTCTGTGCCGACCTGTCCTGATGCTTGTACCCCAGTTAACGCTACAGATATATTTGAAACGCCCCAAGGCCCAGAACCCCACGTACCAAAACCCCACCCCTGAGTAGGGGCAGAAGTAGTACTCCCCGTACCTCCAAAGGGGGCTCCGGCGAACGGGGAAAATCCGAACATGGCCTACACGGCTATTAGCCGCGCCCCGCTATTAGGTTGTAGCCAAACGCAACAATGCTGTTGTCGTAGTATTGGACGGCATAGTCAGCGTAAACGTACCCGCAGTAATGGTCTGTGCAGTAAACGTATGAACGCTAACAGCCTTGTTTGACTGCGTGGAGTTATAGATAAACACCGTGTCAAACGAACTTGTTAGGGTAACAGAACTGTACACAATAGATGCAGAAGGAGTCCAGTAGCCAACGCCTGCGGTAACAGAAGAGTTAGTTGAACTTGGGGCAGTTGCATTTGTGATCGTGACGCCGCCTGCGGTGTAGCCTGCACCCGTAACTTCACCAGTAGCCGAATAGGCTGTAGTGGAAGCATTGAGCGTGGCTGATGCCAAATATAGCGCGGCTTTGAAGGTGTCGGCAGTGGTTGCGCCACGAACCGGGGATGCGCCAAAATTATGTGTTGCAGTCATCAGTTCGCCGAGGAACGATGTGCACATTGATTGGGTGTTTGCCATGGTATTTCCTTAGAAAGAAGCTGTATCGCCACCCGCAAAAACGGGCATGTGTTTCAGAGTTACGTGTACAGAACGGTGCACAAGCTCGCCATCCAGCCAGTACTCAGTCCACGCTGTGAGTTCGTTCTCATTATCTATGGTGCCCTCTTGTTTGACAAGCAGGGAATCGTCCATGTCGCCTTTGGTGGTAGTCACAAGTGCCATTAAGCGCTCCTGATAAGTGCGGTTGAATAAGTATTGCTAGGCATGGTCACGGTAAACGTGTTTGTGCAGGACTTATCTGCCCCAAAATCAATGACCGCTACAGAGGCATTTGCCCGGCTTGAATTGTAAATTAGTGCGCAGCGCGTGGTGAAATTTGCTGGGTTCCAAATCACATTGTCAAAGTTGACGTACACCACACTGTTGGTGGCATCGTAATTGAGTGTGACTCCAGTCAGGGCTTTTCCCCCGGCGGTGTAGCCGGTGCCGGATACTTCGTTGGTTGTGCTGTACGCAGTCGTGGTCAGGTTCAGATTGGCATTGCCGTTGTACAGCGCCATGTAAAACGTGTCCGTCGTGAAGTTCTGCGTACCTTGGAACAACTGGTACTTGAAACTGGTGGTCTGCCCTTGGACGATGCTCATGGTATAGCCACCCTAGTCTGTCCGGTGCGGTAGGCGTCGGTGCGCTCCATGCCATCACCCAGACGTTTAGCCAGACCAAGCGCTTCAGCGTACCGGCTCTGGTACAGCTGCAACATATCGCCCTCGCCCTTCATAAAGGTGTAGGCTTCCAGCAGAGTTCCGTACAGCAGTACAGAATCAAAGTTGTCGCCCAGCCACGAAGTGCCGTTTGCGTTATTTACTGTGGCTACGGTGACGGAGCAGGAAGTTCCAGTGCCGCCGATGCTTGCAATCGGCACAACCAAAGAATCGCCCACCCTGTACAACGAGCCGCCATTGGCAATTGTTACCGAATAAACTGCGTTGGATGCTACGACTACGGTAGCCGTAGCGGCTGTGCCAGATCCGCCTGTCAGGGCCACGTTGTAATACGTACCATTGGTTAGCGAGCCAACAGAAGTAGGGGTGTTAAGCCCAGTAATGATGCCCTGCACAATGGACGGCGGGTAGAAGAAGTAGTGCAGCTCAAGACCGTAGTTGGTGTCCGGTGTGGGGCCAACAATAAAAGTCAGCTCGTTGGGCAGCGAAGTTTGTGGGCCAAAAATGCCGTAGTACTTGGGTGTGCCTTTGATCGAGGGATCAGGGTACGCCTCGCGCATGAAGTTGACATCCTTATCTAATAGATAGCTGTAGATGCCGGTTGTCTGGTTAATTAGCGCGAGCGAGTAAACCGCCAAAAAATCGTCGGGACAGGCAATGTATTTGTTGTTGGCTGTCGCCGTACCCGTCACGTTCTTGCGAAGTGCGGGGAACTGGATGGAATTGAATACGCGCTGCTCAGCCTGCTGGACAAACGTAGGAATGTCGGCAACAAACGTAGACTCAGAGTTCTGAGTGTAGTCCTGTACAAGCTGAACGAGCTGCGCGTAATTCATGCCATCGGGCCTCGGGCCATAACGCCTTTAGTTGCGCAACCAGTGCCACGGATTTTGATGCCGGTGGTCTCGATGCTGTCATTGATGCCAATGCTCATGCCGTTAGGCACGGGGTCTTCCAAGCTCACTTGGTCAGCCACTTTCTTGGTCATGTATTCCTTGCGTGGAATACTGCCGTCAATAGCTTTGCCTTTGGAGTTGTGTGGCTGGGCGTAAACGGACGCTGGCCCGTTCTCTTTACCCATGCTTTTGGAGCTGAACTTAGCCATTATTTACCCCTTGAAGAACCGCGCTGGTTGGCAACGCGCGCCATATTGCGACCCATAGACCGCATAGCTTGTCCTGTGACTCCGCCTTTGGCCATGCGATCCAAACCGCCTTTTTTGAGGACGATCTTGGTTCCCTTGCCACCTTTGTGCTCTTGCATATCATGCTCTTTAAACGCCTTCTTAATCATAGCGACGTCTTGCTTTTTGTCCGCTGCCATTGATTCTGCTTTTGCCATAATAAACTCCTATGTTACCGATACCGTAACTGTACCAATAGTTCCGAGTAAAACCAAGTTATTTGGCGTTAACACGGAATCAAAACTGCTGGCACCGCCAATCGGATTCCAGCCCCACTGTATATCCCTCGAACCGCCGCCCGGGAATCCCAGATAGTCCGGGCCAGACTGCGTGTAGCTACGATCTGGGCGAGGGTTGCGAACCGCTTGCGGATCATCTACTGGGTACATACCCAACTGCAACTGCGGCTGATCTGGATCCCAACAAACCGGACAGACCAAGAGGTTGTACAACTTGGTCTTGATTATCTCTTTTTTCAGCTCCGTCAGCTTAAAGCGGAACCCACACCGATCACATTCGGCGATTGAATTCTTGCCGGATGCGAACCTATTGCCCATATTATCCGCCCGAACCTATGTACATACGGCGCGGCACAAACCGCACGGAGGCTTTTTCTCGATCTTCTTCGGACGCCAACTGCCAAGCCTCGTCGTACTGGGCTTTCAAAATTGGCAAGCGCTCCAACGAATTTGGGATCTTGAGCGCCATGTAGTAGGCCAGCCCGGCCACCATGCAGGTAATAAACCGGAAGGGTACGTCCATGACGTTGACGCCGGTGCCTGCGTCTTGCATGCGGCGCAGCCGCCAGTACACGAACTGATAAGTTGTGGAGCCATCGGGCGTTGGCCAGACGGTGATGCTGTTCTTTTGGGATAGGGTTAATACTGCCCCAGAATTGTGCGAAGCCGCCGTCGTTGTCCCTTGGCCGCGTGTGCAGTTAAGCAGGTAGGCGGGGGTTGTGGCGGTGGCCGCTTGGGTTTCGTTGAACCCGATCAGCTCAGAATCAATGGTGACAAACCCAGCGGTGGGCACGCCGGATAGAGAAGAAACTGGGATTTGGGTGGTGGCAGCGGTGATACCAGCTTGCAAACTCACCGGCAGGATGGAGTCCTGCGCCGTCAATCGTTGAATCCAAACTTGAATTGGTCGGGCTTGCACCAGCTTGTTGGGGATCGTGGCGTAGGTAGACACGCTGATCCGGGTGATGTTCAAGTCGGCTTGGTTGTTGGGGGAGTTGGCGTTTGTGCGGATAACGTGCTCAAGCAAGTCCACCGTGTCGTCCGGCAGCGCGTAGGTTGGCTGGCCTTGTACTAGGGTGATCGTCTGCTGCTCAAACGTCCACATGTTGATGCCACGGTTGGCCCAATCAGCGAACAAAAGGTTCAAAGACCGGCGTGCAGTACGCAGGTCATAACCAGTGCGCAACTCGGAGCCCGCGCGCTCGTACGCTTCCTCGACGATTTCCGTGAGGTCGATATTAAACGCTGCGGCTCCCGAGGTGGTCATTTTTTCAGCCCTTTAAGCGTCATTGCTAGACGCGCTTGCTTGCCCGTTGTTCCCGACGACTTGGCTGCTTTTGCCAGTTTTTTTGCGGGAATGGGTTGACCCTCTTTAGCACCAAGTTTCTTGCGTAAAGCACCGGGGTGCTTGATCGCTTTCTGTATCCATTTTTCAGCCATTATCTGAACCCCGCTGTTTTCTTTGCAATGGTTTTGGGCTGCGCCACAAACTGTTTACCTGCCGCTTTGCCTGCACGTTTGGCCTTGGTGGTAGCGGCGTATTCGGCGGGGCTCAGAGATTTTATGGCCTTTTCCGGCAGATATCGCTCCCCCGTCTTGCTAGATGGTTTGCCAGATTTGGTGCGCCATTTTTGCGCTGTCCAATCCTTGAGCGATTGCTGCGGTGCTTTCAATCTCTGTAACCTCCGCCAGCAGCCTTGTACTTCTTGGCTACAAGCTGCGCCTTACGTGCTGACCATTGACCTGCGCCGGTGCCTTGGGTTGCTGCGGCTTTTACTTTGGACACAATCTGCTTGCGCAGACTGGGCTTTGTGTAATTCCCCGCAGCATTGACCCCGCCGCCCTTGGCGAACTGCTCAAAGTCAGTATCGTCACGGCGGGCGAGCTTTTTGCCCTTGGGCATTTTTGAGGGATTGACGTCCCCCATCCCACGGCTGGCCATCATGATTTAGCAGTATTTACCTACGGTCTTGCCACGCATGGCAATCCCGTCAGCGCGGCTGGAGGCGGAACCGCCCGAAGCCATTTTCTTAACACCGCCACCACGCTTCATACCGGGCATAGCCCCAGCACCGGGCGCAGGAACTTGAGGGGCCGCAGGGCCTTGTGTAGGCGCAGCAGAAGGAGCGGCCATAGCCGCCATCATTGCCGGGGGAATGCGGCGGGCTTTACGTGTGGCCATGATTAATCCTTACTTGCGAGTCATGCCGCCACCGCACATCGCTTTGACGTGATCGGCGTGCATCTTGTGACCCGCAGCGTGCGGACGCATGAAGTCATTGTGGTGCTTGTGCCCTGCGGCGTGCGGCATCACAAATTCGTTGTTCATCTTGTGAGCAGGGGTCGGCTCTTTCATCAGGGGTGGGTGATCCATTTTCATGATTACTCCTTATTTGCGGACTTTGCCGCCACGTTTCATACCAGTATCGGAACCAGACATTTTGGGCATCATGCCCTTGGTCTTGCCGCGCTCAGCAATACCATCACGGCTGGGGGCTGCGGTTTTTACTGCGCCCATTGATTTGCTGTCTGCTGCCATTTTTTTCGTTGCCATAAGTCCACCTTTTGCAAATAAGGCCTCTTGACCGTGATCGGTCTTTGGCCGGTTAACGCCTTCTACGCTAGGCCGAGTGTACCCACCTGACCTAAACTTCTTGCCTTTGTCGGCTTGGAGGAAGTCCTCCCCGACGCTTTGCTTGATACCAACCTTTTTGGCAAACGCAGGATTCTTGGCCACTGCTGCCATCAGGTTGTGTTGTTTCTTACTCGTCGAGGGCATTGTCTTTACCCTTTGCCTTACGGTTGAATAACGCCTGCACTGTATCACTTTCGTATATACGTATACCTAACCATATAATGGTAAAAAGCGACGCAATTGCTGGCAAAAACTCCATCATAGTGCCCAAAGTAGTAAATATGGCAAATCCGTCTACGACATCTTTGGCGTTGTAGTCGTTCATATCCTACCTCAGCAATTCCAAGCCCGAAGGCTCTTGTTTATACGCGAATTCGGATCTTTGGCCGTCTTCTCGCTGGTAAGTTTTTTCTTCATCCCACTCATCCTTGCGCAGAAAGAGTCGCGCCTGCTGCCGCCTTCCGGCTGGGGAGGTTTCAAATTCATTCCTTGCTTTTTGGCTGAGGCGCGCCCCTTGGCGTTCAGGCCGCCATTGGGGTTCTTGCCTTCCTTGCGAGTCCATGCTGGTGACTTAGCCATAAAACACCGTAATGCCAGTAACAGAACCCACGCTTAGTGTAAGGTACAGCCCAGTAGAAGCCAAAATACCTTCACCGGGAACTGGTACAACAAATGTATTAGGTGTACTAAGGCTTGCTATATCCATAGTGTACAAAACATCTGCCGTAGAACTACCATTACGAATTTCAAATGTCGCGGCGGTAGATGCTTTGGGAGAAACAATAAACCCTTTGAGCCGTATACGCCCCACGTAATAAGAACCCGCAGCGCTAAGGTGCCCGCTTTTAACGTCCGTTTGCATCATAATCAATCTCCTGTAAAGCAGGGGCCGAAGCCCCTGAGATTAATTAGTCGAAGTTACCGTAGGGGTAAGTCGTCAAACTGCCGATGTTGTTGTCCGGCTGGGTGTACTGCAAGGTGAAGTTGAGCTTACCTGTCAGGGACGTACGTGTGTCCAGCGCAGTGCCAACGATAGCCACGGTAATCACTACTTGAGACAGGCTGGGGTAGCCGTTGCCTTGGGTGATATCAGTCGAAGCAGCTGACTGGTTGGCGATTTGTGTGGCGGTGAACGTGGCCAAAGCTTGGCGACCAGCAGTGCTGATTGCGCCAGTTGCAAAGTACGCAGCGGTACCGGCAGCAGCCGTGTAGTTGTTGGACACGTAGACAGTAACCGATGACAGCGCAGCACTGCCGCCAGCAACGGCAAGTGCAACACCCAAGTCAACATAGATGTTGTCCAAGTCAGCGCCTGCGGGCAAGTACATAACCGCGCCACGGTACACGTTAGTTGCGGTGTCTGCGGGGATGGTTTGAACTGTCGGGGGGTAAGCCGTTGCGCTGGGTGTATACACAACACCGTTCACATTTGGTACACCGTTTGATGCTACAAATATGCCCGATCCGCCCGAATAGGTGGATGTGCCAACCGTTGTGTTGGAAAAATCTAAATCAACGTTTTGAACTAGCTGCGAATAACCTACGTTACGCAGGGGGCCAAAACGGTTATCGCCCGATAAAATCGGGCCTTCAAATGTGGAACGTGCCATGACAAAAAGTCCTTATGCAAAAGTCCCGTTACCAATTGTTGCATCATCTGCTGGGGCAGTCCGGTAACGGTAATCACCCAGATATCTGCAATATACACTATTTTTGGGCCGTGTCAACATGCCGTACAAAGATCCAGCAAAACGCAAGGAAAAAGCCAAAGAGTACTCGGCCAAACACTACGCCGCTAACGCCAAAGAACACAAGACACAGGTAAAGAAAAACAGGAAAGCGAGTAAGGAAAAATGGAACGCATACAAAGCAACCCTGATGTGCAGCCAATGTGGGATATCACACCCCGCCGTTATAGATTTCCACCATCCCCCCGGTACAAAAGAATACGGTGTCCACGAGTTGGCGCAGGACGGCCGGTTCAAAAAAGCGTACAAGGAAGCCGAGAAGTGCGTAATCCTGTGTGCTAACTGCCACCGAATACACCATCATAACGAGCGCCTAGCCAAGAAAATGGGGGCCGAAGCCCCCACGGATTACTCACTGTAGTGAGTAAATTTACGCAGCGACTTCTTCCTCTTCGTCTTCTGCCTCGTCTTCGTCGTCCTCAAGGTCGACTTCAACCCAGTCATCTTCGTCGGCGTCGTACATGTACCAAACGTCGTTTTCTTCGTCCAGCCAATACGCATTGCCTTCTTCGTCGTAGGAATACTCTTCCTCGTCTTCTTCGTCCTCGGCTACTTCTTCGTCAATGCCTTCCATGCGCTCAACGAAGCTGGCCATAGCCACGGTCTTCCAAAATTCGGTGGTGTTGAATTCAACTTTCTCGCCAAAACCAAAATCAATAGTCAACGTAAATTCCATGATATTCCCCTGTAAAAATGGTGCAGCACGGCGCTGCAAAAGCATCCTACCAAGAATCCCGGGAGCTTGTGTGACAGTTTTTGGACAATAAAAAAGGCCCCCGAAGGGGCCTCCAAGTAGGGGTAAACCCTTACTTTTAGTAAGAACCAGCCGAGCCGTAGATGCCCAGAGGATCAGACCAGCCGAAGCTGTAACGCTCACGAGACTTGTAACGGACGTTGCCGGTATCGAAGTCGCCGTCCATGCTGTTTTGCAGGGCGATACGCTCGAAGTGCTTCAAACCGTTAGGTACGTCTGTGGTCAGGAACCAAGCGTTGGTGTCGGTCAAGAAGTGGTTAACGGTGTATCCCTCGGGGATCGAACCGTTGTTCTTCAAGGCGTTGATGTCGTTGTTGTTTGTACCAACGCGCAGTTCTGTTTCCAGCAGGCGGGTAGCAACGAACATCAAAGCAGGCGGGATTACCAACTTGCGAGGCTTAGCAGCGATCAACAGACCACGCTCGTCCGTCCAAGCAGCGATCTGGATAACGGCGGCTTCCAAGGAAGTCTCGTTCAAATCAGCCGCAGTAGCGGGAGTGTTGCTGTTGGTGCCACCATTGACCAGCGGGTGAGCAGTGCTGAACAGAGCTTGGCCGTCGCCGCCAACGTATTGGGACGAGAAACCGTTGTTCAAAACAGCAGCAGCTTTAACCTGCTTGGTGTACGCCATAGCACGGGCCAGACCTTTGGTGTAACGAGCAGACAGGCTGTCGTACAGGTTGTCCTCAATCGCCTCTTCGGTGATCGAGAAGCCCAAGGCAATGGTCTCGTGGTTGTAGCGAGCAGTCCATGCTTCCTGTGCATTGTCGTAAGCGATGGCTTGGCCCTCGTTCTTGACAGGTGCAGCAGAGAAACCAGACAGCTTGGTCTCTTCTTCAAAACTACGCTCCGATGTCTCGGTTTCGTAGATTTCTTTATGCTCTTCGCCGTAGCGGGCATATTCCAGACCAAACAAAGCGTTAAGTCCGGGGAGCAGCTCTTTAAGTAGCTGTGCGCGTGAAATAGCCATTTTAAGTTACTCCTTAGGCGTTGGCGGTAGCGTTGTAGTACATGTGCTGGCCAAAGTTAATTTTCACCAGAATCTCGGGATACATGGTGAAAGCAACATTGGAACCACTGGGGATTGCAGTGATTGCGGTGCCAGCGTTCGGGATCGACGGTGTTGCGTTCAAGGTAGCAGAAGTGCCGCCAGAAGCAACCGCGCCAGTCACGAAAGTACCGGTGGGAACCAACAAGCCATTGGTGTTGGTGTAGCTAACTTCAGCGCCAGCCAAGACCGCGCCGGACACGCCGGTAGTCAAGGTAACAGACGTTGTCGAAGAACTACCAATACCGCTGTAGCTGTAGGCTGTGTCTGTTTGCAAACCAACCACACGCAGCGGGAAAGTGCTGGTAGTGGCGGGGCTTGCGGTCAGACCCAAAGCTGCGATAGCCGAGTTACCAGTAGCGGTGCTACCAGTGTTGTCAACCAATTGCATGTTGTAGCCAATAACCGGAGTGCTTGCCGAGGCAATGGTTGTACCAGACGACACGACGGCAATCTTGAAGACTGTGTCAGGATCATCGGTAACGATTGCAACTGCGTCACCAGCCAAGGTACCAGCGGGCCAGTACTGAGCAAAGGTCTTTTGCTTGGTAATGGGGTTGGTATAAGAACAGCCAAGGAAAACGCCCACTGGGATTTTGCCGGATGCGAACGAGTTTGAAGTCAAAGTCGTGCGACCAATAAAGCCACCAGTTTGGTAAACCAAGTCACCATAGAAGATACTTGTGTTGTATCCGAATGCAATGGGAAGGTTACGGGTAGAACCCGCGAACACTTGCCCGCCGATCAGATTGACCGGCTTTAGCCCGTAAGGGGCCGGAACCGTAGGATATGCCATAAAAAACTCCGTTATTTAGAACCAGAACCAAATGTTGCACCACGGGATGTAGACGATTTACGGTCTGCAAACAGCGGCATACGAGGATCACTTTGACGCATGAAGTTATTGTCCACCGATTCCATCTGAGCTTGATTCTGCTTGGCATAGTATTCAGCAATGGATTTGGCGCGTTCCGTTGGCATCTTGCACAACATGAGCCCACCTACTTCAACATTGCCGCTTGTATTACCAGTCAGCATCAACTCTGGATGATCCACTGCCTTCACGGGTTCCCAGCCATCGCGCATCTTACGAGACACGTTGGTCGGGTCGGCCACACTCAGGACTGCGGTTGCAACCCAGCGAAATGTGTAACCCGGGATAGGGGTTGGGTCAGGCAGAGTACTCGACGGTTTGTACTCGTAGCGAACTTCTTTTTCGCGCGACACGAGGTCACGATTTACGCGGTCATTAGCCATATTAAGCCTCCAATTTCATTACTTGAGCAGCGTACTGCTGCGGGGTTAAACCAAACTTTTTTGCCAACGCCATTTGCGTTGTAGTCAGCTTGATCTTTCCTGTCGCGGTTGAGCGCGACGCTGAAGCAACTACCGTTGACGGTCTTTTAGCGGCTGTGGCCGAAGATTTTCTCTCAGTTTCGCCGAATAACTCGGGGAACGCTGACTTCACGCGAGCGTTAATTTGCTCGAAATACTCATCGCTGCTCGGGCTTACGCCAGAGGTGACTAGTTTCTTATGCAGCCCTAGTGCGTAGCTGGTGTACTCTTCGAACCCCGGGGCACCGAACCACTGGTTTTTTGCCTGCCAGCGCAGGGATTTTTCGTCCGGTTTGTCCGCTTGGGGCGCGGATTGTTGCGTTTGTACAGCAAAATCGTCGTCCTGTAAAGGGGTTGGACGATAATTTTTTACCTGTTCAAGCTTAAGTTTGGCATCCATGACCGCCTCTTGGTGGTACATGATGTCATCTGTATTGAAGGATTCCTGCGCTTCGCGCAGTTTTCGGCGGGCTTTGTCTAACTCTAGCTCCGCTTTCTGTTTAGCCGCTTCGACTACCGCTTCCTGACTCTTATTGACGTTGGTCTTCAAGTGCTTGTTTTCGGCAATCAGCTGCTGAGCAAGGCGTTCAAGCTCCTGCTTTTCCCGCAAAACGGCTTCCTTGCTACGGCGTTCGTCGTGCCGTGCGTGGGTCAATTCCTTGATGCGGTTCTTTACTTTGTCTGAGTAGGACTCAATTTCTTCGTCCGTTGGGTCGGCGACCTCATGACTTAAAGGCTTTCGGCCTCGGTCACGTTCTGGGGTATCGTCCTCAATTTCGATTTCAATTCCAGCGCCATCATCTACTTCGATGTTGGTGTTTTCCACCTCGTCGGGAAACTTAAACTCGTTCATATCTACTCCTTATGCGCGGGTAATTCCGCGTGGGTCGTCCACCACCGCATCGACTTGATCGTCGTTGATGAGGCGGAACTCTTTGCCGTAAATCTTGAGGCGTGTACCAGAATAGGTACGTGCGACCACAAAATCTCCGGGTTTGCACCAAGCTCCACTGGGGAATTTGGCGGGGTCTTTGTACGCATCCGGGCCTACTTTCAAGACAAACAGCACCGTGGTGGCGTGTTCTTCCTGACGGATGTAGGTGTCGGGGCGCTCCAGATCAAGCTCGGTACCGGACAGTTTTGTCGATACATCGGGCAGCACACATAGCAGCTTGTAGCCTGTCGGCTCAGGTAGCATGGTGCCTTTTTCTTCGGCAGTCTCGTCTTCCTCTGGTTTTTCGCGGGGTTGGATACTCGCTGGAAGGCTAAGACCGGGGGGCAAAATGATATTACTCATCTGATTTTTCGACTTTCTCTGCAAGGTCAATGACATAACGCTCTGCAACGGCTAGACCTTGAATAACGCCGCAGAGTTTTTGATACTCATCAAAAGTTCGACACACACCTCCCGCCAAGTCGTCCGCGTAGTTGTTCATGTCTTTACGTATTTGGTCGCGCAATACGTTTGCGAATTGTTGAATCATTGGCTAGGTTCGCCTTTCTTAAAAGTTGCAATGTGCTGCAAAGCGTCTTTTCGCAGGGCGGCTTCGTCCTGTGCTTTGCTCCGTGCAATGTCGATGCCCATGCGGACACCTTCCCGTTGCTGGGTTGCGGCCATATCGGCCCGTTGTTTCTTGATCTCGGCTCCAACTTTCATCGAGCCAAGCTGTAGGTTGCCCGAGATCTTCTGCTGCTCCAGCCTGAGCTGGTCGGCCTTGTGCGCCATGTCTGCGGCCAGCTTGGTCGCCTTGAGCTTGAGATCTTCTTGCTTGATCTGCAACTCTTGCTGCTGCATCTGCACCAGCGGATCTTGGGCTTGCTGCTGAGCTTGCGCCTGCGCGGCTTGGGCTTGGTCTTGCTGCAACTGCTGCTGGGCGGCTTGGGCCATCATGTTGGACAGCGCCAACTCGATTTCTGGCGGCAGATCCTCGTCGTCCGGCGGCAGGGCAACGCCCATTTGCTTCTCGATGTTCTGGCGCATTTGAAAGCCAACG